GACTCCTACCCCCCAGATGGGTACCCTAAATGTAAAAGAGATATGGGGGGAGGGGGGTGCCCCTTGTGTATATCCAGAGAGTATGATAGGGGGCACAACTTGACGGCACAACTACTTGGCCCTTATCACATAAGTAATATAGATGCAACTTACATATGCGGCACTACACTTGGCTACATATATGTATGTATTAGTGCTTGACATATGGGGATTCATGTAGTAGCGCACACATAAGTCCCCACTTATATCAACATTTGCCCCACATAACCCCCATTCATACATACACTTGTATTACATCTATCCCCTCTATTCATGCGGGAATACAGGTATTTGAGTTATATGTAAGTAGTGACGCATCCATGACGATTGTATTCAGTATGTTGTAAGTATGTGACATATCTATATATGTTCTATTTGTTATGGATTCTTTATGGATTTATTAGGGCCGCGCCGTGGGTATCCCCTCATACTTTCATCATACCTGTAAGTATTCTATGAAGGCCGAGAGAATGTGATGGAAGTATTAGAGAAGGCTGAACTATTTGTGAGATTGTGATTCTGTGTTGGGGTTTGGTGAAATGTCGGTATTTGCGAACTTATCCATTTCCCAACATGGCTAGAGAAAGTGTGCGATTTGCAGGAGGTTTGTGGGCGCTTAGATGTTATCGCAATGTAAGAACGCACAGGAAGCCTTCTATGCCCTGTTACAAGCGTTCTAGGTGTCCTTATACCTAGAGATTCCAGAATGTTGGTGTGAGCAGGCATTCTTCATACCTTTGTAAAGAGGATAAGCACCCCTTAGATTGGCTTAGAGTGATTGAGGGGCCGCTTGTGCGAATCCCGCACAAAGAGATTGAGGAAGCGGTTTACTGAACCTTCATTTGACATAGAGATTCAGATGTAGTATTTGCGCGAGTGCGTGCGCCTGTACGCGCGGATATGTTGTGGCTCAATCCTCTAACAAAGTCTTTACACGATACCCCTTGTGCAGAGAATCGAAAGGAGTAGTCTCCCCGGCGTGGCAAGCAGACCCACTAAGGAGAATGACTGATGGATAAAAACATGCTGAACGACCGGCGTTCCGGTGTGACTAAGTTTGTGGAGGTTCCCTGTTCGGTGAATCCTCCGCAGCGTGGCGAGACTATCGTTCAGTCTCGCGGCACCGGCACCCGTTGGTTCCATGACCCGTCGCACCGGAGTTGGCACCTGATTTCCTCGTGCCCCCGGTGTGGTAACATCCACCGCCCCGCAGGAGTCAAGGACACCCGTATCAAGAAGGAGAACGACTGATGGAGATTCGCCCCGGCGACATTGTGCTGGTTATGGTCCACGACCGCGAGGTTTGGGCTAGGGTTGATTGGACTGACGGTTTCCACTACCTTGATGTGGAGCCGCTTACGGGAGTCCTTGCAGAGACTTCCATCGTGTGCAAGACTGACGACGTAATCACAATCGGTTAGGAGAGAACCGAGAATGAGTATCAACAAGGCAACAGAAACGCTCATCACCCGGCTTGTGGCTTCCATTGAGTCGCAGCGTAAGGCTATTGACAATACCCTTACTCAGTATGTCCAGCGCGGTGAGATTGAGCGGGCCGAAAAGGTCCACGGAGAACACCGCAACGGCGACCACGCTGTAAGCATTCGTCGCCCCCGCAAGATTCGCGTGGCTACGATGGAGGCAGCGATTGAGTGGATTTCCGCTCATAAGCCTGCCGGTGTGAAGGACGTAATCAAGCGCACCCGTTGGCAGACGAATGGTGCCATTGACTACTACATGCAGGTCACGTTCAACGACATTCCGGCATTCAGCGACTACTGTGGGCCGCAGGCCGCTATCATGTTCGCAGAACGGGTATCAGACCGTCGGGATGCGGCGTGCAAGGCGCGCGAGGAAGTTATGGCGTCTTATGATGCGATGAAGGATGAGGTCAGTCAGGCCGTCCGTGAGGTCACTAACCTCACTATCAAGATGCGGCATGAGAAGCGTGACAAGGATTATCGTCGGCAGGTGACTTCGCTGAACGGTCAGATGCGTCGTGACCTTGCTCACGCCTTCGTCGCTACGACGGACGAGGAAATCGGCTACCTGTGCGACACCGCCCGTAGCCTGTATATGCTGCTCCCTTCCGGGCAGGACGAGGCAGCGTTGCGGGCTTATCAGTCGGTCACTAGGTTCCTTGATGCTCGCAGGAGGGCGGCTAGGTTGCAGGACGAGGTTATGGAAATGACTGAGGCTTGCGACGAGTTTGAGCAGAAGATTCGTTCCGGCACGCTGGTCGCAGCCTAACAAAGTTCTAACCTCCCTTCCCTTGATTGTTGTGGGGAAGGGAGTAGGCTCTAGTCAAGAGAAAGAGAGAAAGAGAGAGACATTATGGTTCGCAGGTTCTACTCAGGAAGCAACAAGGTGACTGCTCTTCGCACCAACGATGGGAAGTGGATTATCAACGAAATCACCAAGACCGTTCCGGTGAATGGCTACTTCTACGACAAGCCGGGGAAGTACCTTGGCTCTGTTGAGAAGGCGGGCAGCAAGTGGAACGTCAGCAGCGCGGAGAACGGGAACGTACCGGGCTTTGGCACGCTGGCCTCAGCGGTTGCCTACCTTATGACAAGGGAGGCGCAGCGTGCCTGAGAACAAGGATAGCGATTACATAAACGAACACCCAGATTACTACGGAGAGGAAGAAGGTAATCGTATGAGCAACCTTGCAGACCCGAAAGTGACCATCGCAAAGAATGACTACGGAGTGTATGTCACTATTGACTTCCCTATTGTGGATGTTGATGGATACGAGAGTACGGCGTCTTACACCGTTTGCTTGGAGAACACCCCTTACGATGATGGTACGCCAAACGCTAGCGTTACCTTCCATGACAATCAGCAGTTTGACGACACGCACTATCGTAACGTCCTGCCAGAGTTTCGGATGAAGGAGATTGACTGATGGAGAAGGTTCCCGCTTACATCCTGATTGCCCCGGTGACTGATGATGGTGATGAGTTTCGTGCTATCGTCCCCACTCACAAGGGTAAGCCGTTGGGTATGATGGAGATTCAGCAGTACGACGAGGATGGTTGGGTGAACGTGGATTGGCTGTATGTAACGGATGAGGACGTTCAGGCTCGCTTTGAGTCTTGGCTGTCTCGCCGTAATGGGAAGGGGAACGACTGATGGACGACAAGACTTACGCAGGGCTTATCGAAAGCATGAAGGCCATGACTATCCCGCACGCTATGGTTATCGCCGGTAACGCTTACCGTAGTGGTGGCAAGCATATGGCAGAGAACGCGGCCCTGCTTGCTATGCTTATCGCTGAGAAGGCTGGCGGCAACATGCGGGTTGCGGCTGAGACAGCATGGAACGCCGCGAACGCGATTGAGAAAGATAGGGGGAACGACTGATGAAGAATTACGACGAGCAGTACGATGTGGTGGAGAACATGACCTTTGAGTTCGGTCATGGGACGACCGTGAGCGACGTTCCGCTGTGTGAGGACGAGTTCTACTACTTCTACATGGTTGTCGGAATGGTCAATCGGAACGGCTACTCCGTTTACTACGAGGGTTCGGACGACCTTGACGAGTTGTACGAGCAGGCCGCAACCATCATTTACGACAATGCCTTTGACGGCGCTAACTCTTTCGTCATGGCGACCCCTATTGCTATCGTGAACACCGTGACTCACAGGATGTATGAGCCTATGCTTCCTGCTATGGTTCAGTTCCGCGAGACTACCGGCATCTTTCTTTAGGATAGGGGAAACGACTGATGAATGAGTATCAGGAGAAGGCACTTTACCGACTCAACGCTGTTGATGGGGCCGAGCCGGTCTATGAGATTGGTATGACCCCGGACGGTAATCTCCTTGTGCAAGACGAGGACGGGTGGTATTATCTTATTGACACGGATGGAGAAGTTTATGCCGCGATTTGGACTAAGGACTTACCGCAAGGGCATGTAACGAGGGAGAGTGACTAGAATGTATTACGTTATTGCTGAGTACCCGCTTGGTCAGATGGAGGCCGTACAGAAGGTGATTGAGGAAGTTACGGAATCCTTTGGAGTGGCACACGATTCCGGCGCAGGGTTTGGTATTCGTGATGTATCGTTCTATACTGACGACGAGAGCGAGGCATGGGAGATTCTTTCTTTCCTGCGTGTAAGCAACCCGCAGCCTGTGAATGACTCTATTGAGTTCTACGATTGGGAGGACTAGCATGTTTGTAGTTGTTACCATTACCAACACTCACACCAACGTCATTGGGCCTTTCCTGCTCCATGAGGATGCCGTAGAGTGGGCGCAGAAGTGGATGGAGCGTATCCCCGGCGTGGCTGGCGTGGCTGGCCTGCTGGATAGCGATGAGGCCGCAGGGTGGGCTGGCTTTGAGTGGACTACTGAGGAGGTCATGTAATAATGATTGACGAGAACATCATTGCAAGGGCAATCAACGCGGTGGATAAGGATTATTCGGTTGAGTGGGACGATGAGCAGCAGTATCCGTCCCTGATTGTGGACGAGATTGTAGATGCTATTATTGACGAGATTCGTTCCTCGTCCCCGCTCAATAAGTTTGACAAGGATGATTTCCGTTCCAAGTGCTTTGAGGCACGCAACATTCAGTACGGGAGGTAGAGTAATGCCTAATTGGTGTCAGAACATTCTTACTGTAAGCGGTCCTGTGGAGGCTGTGGATAAGTTCATTGAGGTTGTCAAGACTGACGACTCTCCCCTGTCTCTTTCAACGCTGTATCCTCTCCCCGACGATGTGAAGCGTGGCGAGGTTCTTACTCACAATGGAGTGTCCATTCCCACTATGTCCGACGAGGAATACCGCTGGCATGTGAAGCATTGGGGTACTAAGTGGGATGTGTGTGATGTTATTTCACACGAAAGCGTTAGTGATGGAACCAAGACTGTCACCTATCGCTTTGACTCCGCATGGTCCCCGCCTGTTGAGTGGATGGAGCATGTGGTAATGAATAACAATGACCTTATGGATGGTCTTTCATTCACGCTGGCATACTGTGAGGCTGGCGGGGGGTATGTTGGAGAGGCAAGCGGTGATTCCAGCGTCGGCATCTATATTGACGATATGGAAGATTTGTATGACCTTGAATTCGCGGAGGCCGCAGAGTCGGTTGGATTTGAGGGATATGTTGAGATGTATGAGGAATACGAGGGCAACACGATTTACTAACACTTTCTTTACATCCACTCTCTTGACAAGGGTGGACAAGAGAGTAGAGTTCAGGACAACACAAACAAGGAGTGCAACGTGAACATGAGTGACCCGATGTATAAGATGGTTGTGGAGCCGATTATGGAGCGCATCATGGAGGCTAATGAGATTGGCCGCGAGTACGCGGAGCGTTACATCCGTGATACCGTGGAGAGCGCGGTAGAGGCTGAGACTTACCACATGGGCGTTGAGATTGCCGCCATGAACGAGAGGGTTTGCGAGTTGGAGGGCGAGGTTGAGTCCCTGATGCATGTTGTTTCGATGTTGGAGGACGAGCATCGCGCAAAGACGAACAAGAGTTGGCTTGACCGCCTGCTCGGACGCTAGGAGGATTACCGTGAGTGAGACTTATTCTTTCGAGATTACCGCTAACCATATCTTCGATGTAGAGGCTGACAGTTTCTCCGCTGCCCTTGACGACGCGGAGGCGCAGGGCGAAAAGGTGAAGGCCGCGCTTGAGGCTTTGGGCTTCACTATCCTTGAGATTTGCGAGTTCGACTAGGAGGATTGTAATGATTACCAAGACGCTTATCGGTCGCGTGCCGGTTGATTCCGGCCAGATTATGATTGTGGACCCTTGCTATGTCCTTGATGGTGACGTTCGTTTTGCAGAGGACAACAAGACTGTGACTAGCGATAACCCTTACAGCCGTGCCTGCGCTGCTAGCATGGGTGGCGAAATGGCCGGTCCCTTCTCTACGCATGGTGGTAACATGGATGATGCTGTGTGCAGCAGCAGCGGCTACGGGGACGGTATGTACCCTGTGTATATTGAGTACGAGGACTGTGGTAGTTGGGGAGTCCGTGTCAAGAGCATTACCATTGAGTTTATCAACGAGGATGACGAGTGGTATGAGGATGAAGAGGACTGATAATGACTAACAAGCAGCGCAAGAAGTTTCGTCAGGAGACTCGCACCAACGGTCAGCGGTTTGACGTTATGCATTCTCGCATTCATGGTGTAGAGTCCAACAAGACAAAGCGCCGCAAGGACAAGCAGCGTGCGCGTGTAAGTGGATGGGAGTGAACATGGATACTGACCTTATTTGGATGGACCTTGATACAGGTAGTTGGGGTGGTTGTGCAAGCGATGGTATGCTCATTGTCCAGCGTGGTATGCTTTCTGACGAGGACCGTGAGATTTTGGAGGACGACCCTAGCGAGCGCGAGGTCTATAAGATTCTTATGAAGTATGTCAGGCTCAACAAGCATTCACACATCGTTACTCTCGGCTAGAAAGGAACAATAATGACTACTATTCCAGAACTGACTAACGAGGTTATTCTTGGCGTTCTCCAAGAGATTGAGGACAATGGTAATTACATTTCATACCCAGAGGCAGATGTTCTTCTTGACCTCCGGTGCCAGCAAGACAGGCCGTGGCTTCTTGTAGAGCGTAAGCCGGGGGAGCGTGAAGTTTACCTGTCTATGCATCGCTCTCTTGACGCCGTTGAGTGGGCTATTCAGGAGGCTATGTGGGATACTGAATGGCGTCCTGTCGCTATTTATGACACGGAGAACGGTACGCGCCATGAGATTTACCTGTCCATTCAGTTTGAGGGGATGGAATAATGGATTGGACTCAGGCTATTGAGCAGTACGAGGATGTTATCGTGGATTTCGATACCTCCACTAATGTTTATCGGCTCTATTGGGAGTTTATGGATGAGGGTTATTGTGGAGACTTTGACCCTAATGACGACGAGGACTCTCCGCTTCTCCGCTTCACCATTGTCTTGGTGGACGACAAGAATGGTGAAGTTGCACTAGAGGATGCGTCTTATTGTACGCTCAACGATGTTTCTACCAATCGTGAAGATTTGGTAAAGTTGGGAACAAACATCCTTGCTACCCTTGCAACCAAGTACGACAACGACTACTCTTACAAGCATGAGTTGGAGGAAATGTCGTGGGTACGAGCGGGAGGTAATCATGTTGGAGCCTGATTATTATTTCGATGGACGCGCTTGTTATCTTTCCTGTGATGTAGGCAGCAACGATGATTGCGGTTACAGGGACGACGAGGGACATAAGCGCGATGAGCCGTTCAATATTTACAGCGAGATTGTTGGAATCTACGAGGATTGGAAGGTGATTGGTAATGTCTAATATTTCACCCGTTGCAAAGCAGATTATTGACTGTATCCCCGTTCTTATCCGCCCTGCACTTGGCATTGACGAGGACAGTATGGTAGATGTAGACGAGAAGCGTGGTGGTGTTCGCTTCCAGACTGATAAGGGACTTACGTTTACTATCGTCAATAACTTTTGGGACTATTTCGACTTGACTATCACGGATGCTGATGGTAACGTGGTCAAGGCGTGGACGGAGGACGACGAGAGTATTCCTGTTCAGAGTCTCCCGAACGCTTGGAACCTGTACGAGTTTGTGATGATGGAGGTACTGTAATGACTGATTGGAACTCAAAGGCAGCGGTTGTTCTTACGCTGAACGAGTATGATTTTCTGCTGACGCTTCTCCGTTGGCGCATTGACGAGATTGAGGACAGCGGCATCCACGACCCTGACGACGAGAAGGATATTGAAAACGCGCAGAAAATTATTGACACTCTTTACAAGCAGATTGGCCCGCTTATTGACGAGGCGGTTCACAACATCCTGTCGAACAAGAAGGTCTAGAAATGTTTTATGAAGGCATTGACATTTATGGTCAGGAGTGGAAGCCGGGAGACAAGGCACGCTTTATGTCAAAGGTTTACAGTCACCTTGATGATTACCTGCATTGGGACGCCGGTATCACTTGGTATCCTTTTACTGACCCGATTGACGGAATGGTTTATGGAATCGTCGCTTATCCTGACTACAATGATGCTATTTATGTTGGGCAGAAGTTGGGTAAGGCTATCCTTGATTTTGAGTGTGATTACTCTTACACCATGAGGGATATGTTCTTTGATGCAGAGGAATACATCTTTGGCCCACACATTTGGGATGGGACAGGATGCTATGCTCACGGTTGGTATGAGGATGTAAAGGCTGCTTGCATTGACACGATTATGGACTATTACAATAATCTTTACAAGTCAAGCCTTGACAGCGACGACCCTGAGACAGTAGAATCCGCACGATTTGACCTTTACAATATCCGTAGGAGTTTGGAGGGATAATATGAGTATTGAAGATTACCTTGCAAAGACGAATGCAGCATACGACCGCTATCACGATTACCTGCGTGTTCTTTTCAACAATGCAGCCAACATGAACGAGTTTGGGCCGGGTAAGATTTTCAGCATTGTTGTTGCTGACACTAAGGCTCACTACGTTGTTACTGAGTGTGATGATAAGACCGCTACTATTGAGTATGTATGGCCGGAAGATGAAGCAGACGATGAGTATATTGACCTTTGCACCGACCCTTTTCTTGGTACGGGCGGCACTTTTGACCGTGATAGGGTTGAGCCTCTTTGTGCATACAGCGACAACCTCACTAAGATTTTTGGAGGCAGCAAGTGAGTAAGACTATGAGTGAGATTGCTGATGAACTTGGCCGCTGGTTGAGCGACGATAATAATGTTGGTAAGGAATGGTATGGGCACAACTTTGACCGCTTTGAGCGTCGGCTTACCATCATGGCCTGTGATTGGCTTCATGACGCTGTTGTGAATAACCCCGACGACGACCTTTTTGATGCAAGGCTTGACTTTTGCGAACATATGGGCTGGAATAACGGTGCAGATGTGCTAGATTGGTTCAGCAACAACCCTCGCGCAAGCGATTATGTAGATGATTATACAAGCGATTTTTACTATTTTAGCGACAACAATGACCTTGATGGAACAGGCATTATTTATCAGTTGATGAGTGGTGGTATTTATGTCGAAGCAACTTACGCTTGGAATGCAGTAGAGGATGCAGTTAGTAAGGTTTACAACGAGAGTAATAAGGAGGGCGACAATGCCTAAGATTATTTCAGATGAGCATTACAAGCGTATTTGTTGTGGGATTCGGGAGCGAGCAGACGCGATGTACGATATGGATACTAACGAGTTCTGGGAACTATATTATGACTCCGACTACGAGCAGGAATACGTTAATAACGGCTATGTCGGATATGATAATGATAGGGACGGAACTCTTTTTGTAGATTGGTTTATTAACCATGAGATTCTTTCTGAGATTGATTGGTTTAAGGACATTCCGCAGGACTAACAAAGTCATTACATTTATGTCTTGACAACAAAACGTATACGAGTAAAATACTAAGCAATCTAATGAAAGAGAATGAAATGAATAAGACAGTTGTTGGTAAGGTAACTGTATCTGTAAATGTTACGGACAAGTTGGTTAGTGATCTTCTTATGACGGCTTTTGATTCCCATTACGGCAGCGCAAACTATTGGGCAAACTATCTTAGTCGTGAGGGTAATAACGCAAGCGACATTCTTGATGAGATTTGGTATTCAGTAAAGTTTCGTGAGCCTGACGAGGCAGACACTATTCATGAGGTCAATGTAGATAAGGTTGTAGAGGCAATCTCTAAGATTCTCAACAACGAGGTTCAGGCTGCGGATTATCTCGTTGAGTATCTTCGTCAGGCTGTTGCTAACGACGATTCTGGTTACGCTGATGGTGATGTTGCTGATGTTGTTGTTCAGGTTGCTACTTTCGGAAACATCGTTTACGGATAGAGAACATAATGCAGATCAAGACGACTATGTTTGTGGGTTGATATAATGATTACACTAAAAGAGGCACAAGAACTTGCTGAAATTATTGGATGGCTAAATGCTATTTGCATGGACAGTCAGCCAGAGGACACTATTGTTATTACACCGGGTTTTAAGAGTGAGATTCGTAGGGCACTTGAAATTGCTAACTTGGTTCAGTATGATCTTGAAAACAATAACCGCTCTGATGAGTCCTAAAGAGGACGAAACGCCGTGAGGCGTCAGCGGGATTATGGGAGAGTCTAAGAGGTTGCCACCAATTAGATAATCCGAACTCCGTGGCAACGGGGGAAAGCAGGGGGCAACACGCATGGGGGTTGTCCATCTAGACCTGACATAAACCTGCAATACGACCCATGTGATAACAACCCGAATAATGATCTGTTCGGGCTACATAATATAACTAAATATAATAACTAAAGGAATCGGTTGTCGGTGACGGGTGAGCAGGTAGGTGTAGATCCAATTTGGTGACACCACTTGACTTGACTGTGGAACCGTCTATAATATTTATGCCCCTAATGGTCTAGTGGCAACGACGCCGGTATCACACAAGGACGCTTGTGATGCTTATGCGGAAGTTTATCGCGGGTTCGACTCCCGCTAGGGGCTATGCTTTATCAAAGAAAGGAAATAATATGGACAATACAGACACAATCAAATGCATGTGTGGACACACCATTCCAGAGAAGGATGTTACTTATGTCAATCCAGCAACTAAGGCTGTGACTTGGACAGAGGGGCTTCCTTACTGTGGTTCCTGCGTCCCTGAAATCAAGGAGGATTAGAAACACTATGAGTTGGTATGACCCGCCAGAATACCCATTTCAGAAGGCAGCAGAAGAGATTGATAGTCGTGGACTCTTTGGCCTTTACGAGTATGATGCCGAGGCTGAAAAGATCATAAACTATGACAGGATTCCCGATGAATTCGGCAGCAAGGAAGAAATGACAAAGTTGTATGACTCAATCGTTGAGGATGAGCCAGAGGCTGCTGATAAGTATATCGTGATCGAACTAAGTTTTGATGCGTGCTGTGAAATGGCAGAAAGTGAGTATGAAGATGCCCTTGAAGCGCACTACGATTACAAGTATCATGCAGAGAAAGAGTCGCAGCCTTGCGACTACGATGATTACTACTAGGAGGATGAACTTGCGTAAGACAAAGACTTCTAACTACCAAACTCCAAAGAGAATTGCTAAGGTAACTATCAGAAAGACAAAGAAGCGACGAAGCAAGGTCGGCAATACTGTTCCCAACCCAAAGAGGTTTGTATAATGTCAGAGATTCTTGAGAATTATAGTGATATTGGCCTCAAGTATGATATCTCACATATCTCTACATACATTTTCAATGTCCCCTCATATGGGCCTATCTATCTAATTGAAAAGAGCAATTCGCCAAATGACGTTGCTAGTATGGCTATTGAGGCAATAGATCGTAGTAACGTCAGCCTGCTTGATGTTAGGGCATCAGAAGTCGTTGAGGATATTCGCGCTTGGTTTACACACCCAGAGGACGATTCATATTCTCTTAGCGATTCTTTTTGGAATCAGGTTGAAACTTTTATTTATGATGAGCAAGATGCTGAAATGCATGAAGCGCAGGAATGGCAGCATGAAATTAGCATGATGAATGCTAGCCGACAGCGCGAACTTGTAGAGGAAATGAGAGGTTGGTAGTATGTATTTCCCAAAGAAGAGGGTTTCCCTAAATATTGCAGAGACTTCCTATGTCATGAATGCAATCTATGAACTAATCCATCAGGATAATAAGAATTATCAAATTTCAAGCAATTATCATCAGAGTCTTTTGGACCTATTCAATGGTTGCAAGTATCTTTGGAGCGATCATGAGTGGGAAGTCTATAAGTATGTCGTTACCTTTGAGAAGTCTCAGCGGGGGTGGGAGATAGATCGGGATGCAGAGTGGGAAATCAATATCTTGGATTGCGATTCTATTATATTCACCCTACAGCATACTTTTATGCGAGCATCTAAGGACTTCATCAACGGAGACAAGGATTGTAAAAGGCTGATGGAAGTAATGAGCGAAATCCTCATTCCTCGGTTCACTAATACTTTCAACGATGATGAGTGGAAGTATTATTTTTCTCTAATTGAAGATAATGATTCAGACGATGAAGTTAGTCAGCCACTTGATATTCACAATCAAGATACCCAAGAGGTCAGATAATGTTTGTTGTTTTTTGTATCCTGTTTGTTTTGGCACCACTTTTATTTCTAATAAGATAGGAGAAGTTATGAACAATCAAATCTCAATCACTCTCTATGATGGGCGCGTTGCTCATGTTGAGTCAAGAGAAGATGTAAATGTTGTTATTTTTAATTATGGAAATGTAAAAAAGAATAAGTTTTCAAAGAAGAAGTTTGATATCATTTCTATTGAAAATCATCATGTTGAAGGAAAGGGTGATGATGCAATTGTAGGAGTTAGTGATGAAATTTGATGAAGCAATCCCCTGTATGACAATGGGAAACATGGTTTCTAACGATTCTCTTACATCTAGTGTCTCAAAATCTAATTCAAGGTGCTATACTTGTGGGTGTAAGGTAAGCATATACAACCCAAGAAAGCGTTGCTTCCCTTGTCGAAAGAAAGAAGTAGAGATTATTTCTAATTCTATTGATTCTATATTTGAAGGAGGTCAGAAATGACAAAGACGAATTTTGCAGATCCTTATGATGATTTTGATGATGAGTTTGTTGAGTGGGTTGCTGAACTGTTGAAAGACTTTGATGATGTTGATAGTTTTTCCGATTACGACAACTCACAGGACGATTTCTTTTGGATCAAGGAATTGAAGGGGGTAGACTTTGATGATGAGTGAAACTGATCTTTGGTCTGTTATTTATCCCGATGATTATGTTCCCGTTCGTGGAGACACTATTCGTTATTATGATTTGAATTGGCGTTCTGCTGTAGTCTTGAACTCACAAGATGATGAGGTAACTTTTCTTACTCCTGAAAATAAGACTAGGACATTCAACAAGAGTAATGTTAAGGTTGCTCACGATATGCGTATGCGACTTCTCGCAATGCTCAACGATGATGATGCTGCAAAGAACCGTCAGCAATTTCTTGATGAGTATATTGCTAAGGCAGCAAAGAACGAGAAGAACGCATTGGAGGCCAAGGCAGAAGCCTCTCAGAAGCGTTCTAACGGCAAGGGTAAGGTGGCCCGCATGGAGCCTAACCGCGCACAAGAAGTCTCAGAACTTGTCAAGGCCGTGACAGAACTGATTGAGAAGTCAGACAAGCCTATGTATAAGAACGATATTGTTAATTCTGTCAAGATGAACCCCACTACCTATTCTCTTGTTATGAAGAAGGTTATCGGAGGCCACAAGATCATTAAGGCTGGCAAGAAGAGGGGAACCAATTATCGCGTTGCTGGACGCACATACGGCGAGTAAATAAAAGTATAAAATGAGAGGGGGAGCAATCCCCCTCTTTTATGTCATTTTAATTGAGAAGGACTTTATATGAATTCAAGTAAAGCAAATCACTTCTATAAAGCATGGGAAAAGTTTGTAGAACTAACAGACTCGGCTTATGCTGATTACGTTGTTGCATCTGACATTGTTAGTCTTGTAAAGAAACCATCTTTCAATGACCCGACCGTTGATAATAATATTATTGCTGTCCAATATCAGATATACAGCAAACTAAATCAGCGTCTACGTTTTTACAAAACACGATATAAAACACTAGAGAATACTAGAGATAATGCATTTAAGATATGGATAGAACTCAAAAAGGAGGAAAAGAAATGAGTGAGTCAATTAGAAACATTAATGCTGGAGATACAATTATCTATAAGGGTTTTAGTGAAGAGATAAAGTATTTTGTGACAAATAAAAAGACCACAGAATCTTTTAACCCAAAAAATCGGGAAGTTAAAATAAGTGGAACTCTTGCTTGCAAGTCTTTAAAAGAAGATTCAATTGATAGATATAATAACTTTTATTGCGTGGCAGATGGTATGATTCCCAACGTGCAAGTAATTAGACGAGCATAATTAACTTAATAATTCATCAGGAGAATCAGGAATAGAGTCTACGAATTCTTGTATAAAACTTTCTTCCTGTTCATGTAGTCTTTGTTTGACATTTGTTCTGAACTCTTTAACGAACTGATCGAATTCATCAAAGTTTTCTTTTAGATGATTTATAGATTCAATAATCATTACTATTGAGTCTCCAAAGATAGAAACAAGGCGCATCATTTCGCTGCCCGGCTTTGTCTTGGCTATTTCAGACATTTCTTCAGCATCAACTTGCATAATAAATGAGTCTATCTCTTCTCCAACGCTCATGCAGAGGCGATAGATGCCTTCAGCAACAACAGCACTTGTCTTTTCCATAGACATAGTTTTCGCTTCATCTGAATTAGCCTTGACAAACATCATAAACTGTTCTTGATTTAGTGGGCCAATTTGTGGTTCACTATCTTCGTTTTGAAAATCATCATTCATAATTCTGTTCCTCACTTATTTCTAAATTAACCATTAGACTTTCTATTTGTTGATTTATTATCCCAACATTGTCAAGTATAACTTCTTTTATTCTTTCTGTTTCTGCTGTTGCAAGCCTTCTCATGGCTTCATCCCTTTGGATAAATAGATTGATTAGTTGAGAATATATGAACAACTTGTTCTCAATAATTTCTTTTTTTTCTGAAACTTCTATCAATCTATTCCAAAGATGTTCAGCAGTATAGAACCGCCAAGGATTATCTTCTGACATTTACTTTAAGAATTCGTTATTCTCATTCCAATGTTGTTTTTCTTGATCAGAACGAGAAGCAAGTTTATATAAATCACCATCTGACTTTTCGGAAGCCCAAATAGAAAGACCCTTCTTCTTTGTCTTGGCGATTACATGAAGTTTATCTCCCTTGATATGACACTTACCGGGGATATGCCTTTCGTCTGCCTGCCAAGCACTTCTGTTCATCCATCCCTTTAACTCTTCTTCTGGGTTCCTACCTTCTCCCATAGGTTCCATCATATTACCCACGTTCTTCCTCCTTAAATATGTGAGGCGCAATTCTTGCGAGGCGCGATTGTACAATTCTTGCGACTTCTTGGAAGGTTGCGTCTGCTTCCGGTGTATTTCTTTTTTGTAGATACTCGTACCATGATCGGAAGTTTCCTGTGACCACGATTTTAGTTTCTGTACATTCTGGTAATATTGCTCTGGCTGCTTCTCTACTCTTCTTTTTGAGAGAAAAAGACTCCGTACCAATAAGGTTATAAAGATCATTAAGTTTACCAAAATACTTCTTGCCCAAACTTTCCCCATATTCATGAAACTCCTGTTCAATATCTTTTTCTTCCCACAAAGCAGGAGGGATAACTAACTCAACCTTGTCTGGAACATAAAACCTTTGAGACAACTGAGAATAATTGAAATGACGATGCCTTACTTGTTCATGGCTCCAAAATCTAGGAACACGATCAAAATATAATGTAACACTTGAATGCTCTAGAATAGAGTAATGACCAACTTCCATAATATGCTCTAGATATTCAGAAGCACTTTTGCGTCCTGCCTTGTCCCCAAAGGATTGATAACAAACCCTTCCGGCAAATACAGGAACCTGCTCTTCTAGAGTGGCATCATATTCAATGCTATGATCAAACTCTGCCGACAACTGTTTAAAAGATGAAGGGATTTCATTTAGATCCCAATAAGGTCTTGAAGTTTGAATAGGAACAATTCTAGGATGCCCCATAAAGATTCTAGAATATTTTCCTTCAATAACAGTTCTATATGTTATAGGACTTGTATCTGAATAAATATCTGATTCAATATGTTTAGAATAATTCAGTTTTTTATTATTAATGAACTTATCCCAAATCAAAATGGCCTCCTATCGCCACATTTAGAACAACGAGTTAAATAATGTCTGTGTGGTCCAGCACAGTCCTCTCTGTTACAAAACCATTCTTCTTTAGGTAGAGCATCTTTACCAAAATTACGGGGAGCAACATTAGAAAAGAATTTACCTTCCATAATCTTGCGAGAATGCATATCTGTTCCAAGATATTTCAAAGGACCATTAGTAGTTCCTTCTGGAATACCATCCCTAACAGGATCTATGTCTCTTACTCTAATCTCTTTATCACTCATCTTAATTCCTTATGGTGAAATAATTTTAGGGTCTGCGCCTACTCCTTGCATCAATGAAGCAATTTGACTTAACACAAATGAAAGATTTGCAACACTTGAAAATCTTCCAGCAAGGTTTATTGCTTCATCAACAGTAAGAAATACTTCGCTCTTATTATTATTTATATCTGTAACCATAAGCCTTACACCTAATCCGTACAGAGGATGTTCTGTAATGCCTACGGAAACGTTTTTACCGCCTAACTCTTCCTTGTTCTCTTCTTCTGACATATTTACCTTTCTTTATATCTGCCAAGGCTTGCTTGAAAACAATTCCAACTGATTGTCAAAAACAACATCTGGATAAACAGCCTCTTCTTTTATTGTATCAAATTTTTCACCATCTGACCTTGCTCTTACACCATATTCATCTATAATAACTTCAATACGGTCTGTGGCATCTACAGTCAAGTGATGAGGTAGTTCATCATCTAATTGATTATCAACAACAATATTTATTCTACGCATAATCCTCTCCAACATTTCTCCAAAATTGGAATACCGAACTTAAAAGGCCAGCGCGAATAGCAGCGGCAACTGCTTCGGCTGGCACACCAATTGACATATATTCTTCAATTTCATTTATACTAATTTGTTCTACTGATTCTTTATCTTTTATTCTTGTCAAGAGTTGAACAAAGATAATATCTTCTTGTTCTTCTGTCCTATGAAAAACAACACCCTGAGTACCTAGTGCAGAAGCAAAATCTACAAACCATTTTTCTTCAGGATTGTTTTCATAAATCTCTTTTTGTCTTTCTAGTTGTAATTCATTAAATTGACTTCTAAACTCATGAACCATTTCTGGATCAAACATTTTATCGAATTCATTTCCATCTATAGACATTGTAAGTACCTAGATAAATAATTGAATCAATCCATAATATCCTCAACTATTTTAATTGCCCTTTCTTTTAACTGCTCCAAAGAACCATCGTTTACCAATTCATAATCAACAAAGTAGTTATTTAAACTGTTCTCTGAAACATGATTGTCAATATTTTGTAGATCAGGTCTTTTTAAACTAACTATCTTCCCACCTAGTTCTCTAATTCTTAACGCTTCATTAGAAAAACGAACATCAGTAATGATCCACAATTTATTATTATGAGATTTTATTCCTCTTTTATTAGGGCGAGGCAAAACTTTATCTACCCAAAAATCTTCACCAAAGATTTCTCTATGTGCTTCGGTTCCATATCTTTGAGCAAAACTTCTCCAAGTATATGAATGTTCGTAGTTTTCACTTTCAACTTTAAACATTGCGCCTTCTCTTTTTAGAATATCAATTTCTCTAACTGAAATTCCAAACAGAGCCGCTAGACTTTCTTTAATCTTATCTGCAAAAGCAAATCTAATTGCATCAGGATACTCTGACTGTATTAAATTATACACAGTATCTTTTCCTGCTCTTTGCACCCCATGCAATCCGATTATCATTCTTCGCTCTCACCCGCAGTCATGTTCTCATAAAAGTCATCAATTTCATTCTGAATAGATTGTTCAGCATGAACCCTAAGTTCTTCTTCAATCTCTGCACGACGAACACGAACATACTCATCATAAGTTACTTGATCCTCTGGATCATCAGGTCTAGGAGCCAAAGGCTCTTCGTGCCCAAATGTCCTTGAAAAAACAACATTCTCATACTGATTACGAGGATTTGTAACCTTTGAAGTTAACCCAACACTAACTTTAATAACTGTCATTTTTACTTATCCTTTGTTTACAGCAATAGCAAGACTATTAAAATTATCTGACTTAATTGAATCTTCTGCGTGGGAAACAATCTTTTTTACAATATCATCTGAAATTGGATTCCCTTGCATATCGTAAACTGTAATACAGACAGAACGAGGGTACTGTTTGTATGCTGTCCAACCTTCGTTCTTACGACGCTTACGATTATTGTTATTATTACTCACTATAACTCCTAACTAATTGAACCGAGATTAATACGTTCGAAAGATGTAATACCATGACGCCGATTAATAGTAATAAGCGCCTGTTGTGCCTCATCGCCAGCATGCATTGTATCGAATGCATACTCATCTGGCCCCTTAATAGAACCATTGACAATAAGATCACACCCACGACCGGGCCACCAAAGCAATTGGTGGAAATGCCCCATCATGAGCATATCTACGGGAGGCATTCCAAGACTCTTAAGACCTTCTTGGAATGCCGCCCGCTTTCTCGCAAGACCGTAAAACGGAATGCCTGCGAAACTTGTAGACTTATATCCATCGCCATGAGTGAACCCAACCTTGTGTCCCTCAATGTCGTGAACATAAATCAAATCCTTTGGTACGATAACTTTTACATTATCAATATCACGGACAATGGCCTTAACCATTTCACCCATGATATATTCTAGGTTATCATACTTTCGCTTATGGCGTGGCTTCTTTGTTAAGCGTGGGTGATTACCGGGCATAACAATAACCTCAACCTCTGGAAAGTTCTCAGAAAGCGAACCAATAACATCAACCATCAGATGCGCCATGCGAACTAGTTGATCTGAAACAGGAGACTCATTTGATTCAGCCAACTCTTCATGAATATTACCACTAATCATATCGCCAAGAAACACAGCGACAATCTTATTGATTGGATGATCTTGACTGTTAAGTTGACGAAAACGTATAATTTTCTGAGTAAGAAACTCTATACGACGCTCACAAACATCCATGTTATATCTAATGTCATACATATCTACAGTCTCTCCGTAATGAGCATCGGAGATAAGCGCAACCATCGTGTGTGGGTCATCACCTTCTGTTGGAGAAGGACCGGCTCTAAAGATTGGTTCATAAGGATTAGTTTCCATAGCACCGATTATCTTTTGAGCGACACGATCATCTGCATCTAAGACTGATTCATAATCTTTAATAAGTTTAACAGAACGCTTTATGTCAGTTGACTGTCTAAGCAGTTCACGGTTTGCTTCAACTAACTCACGACGCAAACGATCTTGTTCTGTATCTTCATTATTAAGACGCCTATTAGCAGAAGCAATAGGAGACTTATTTACATCAAATGTATAAATCTCACTATCCCAACGATCAATAGCCCTGCGAACAGAACGCTCTGACGTTGAAATGCCATAACGATCAACAAGAAGCCGCGCAATAGCAGTCATTCCCATTCCGGCTAGGTGAGCATCTATGATGATATCTTTGAAATCATCAAGAGGCGAACCTGACACACCTGAAGGTTCATTAGTACCCATTAAAACTCCTTACTCGTTTGTGTTATTAGTTTCTTCTTGAGGTTTTTCGGGTTTTATATCTTCTCTAATTAAAGAAATTTTCTTAGAATTCTTAGGTAGATTTAACTTCTCTACCAATCTTCCTTCTTTTTCTTCAACGACTTTACTCATACTAGATCTACCACCGGGAGGTTGAATCGGAGTTCTTTCATTAGAAATTTCTGGCATTCCACCCGGAGTTGTTGACATAGGTGCTGCTGCTGGAGGTAATCCACCCGGCTCTGGAGGCATCTCAATACCCATAGGACCAGAGACAGGACCAGCCTGACCCATATCACCCATCATAGCATCCATTCCCATTTGATTCAAGCCCTGATCCATTGCGGGGAATTCATTTGGATCTAATCCAGCATTTGGATCAAGTCCTGCTGCCATAATTTCTTGTAATAGATCCGCAGGGATAGGTAGGTTCTTAGCCTTAAGTAATCTGTAAATCTTAACTTTGGCTTCTTGTTGTGCAACTGTCTTTTCAATTGCTTCTTCTTCAAATTTAGCAAGTTCTTCTTTGAATGTATAGGGCAAGCCAACCATGAATGTTTGATCTGATATTGGAACACCAGAAGACTTGAGTTGTGCAAGGAATTGACGTTGAGTTGCTTCATCACGAAGATCAAGAACTTTCATATTAATCTCTGGAATGAGCAATTTGTGTCTTTCAACAACCATGATGTTTCCTTCTTCATCATATTCAACATGCTCTTCCATTATTGGGACTCTAGTATCTCCGCGTTGTTCATAGTCATAATGTTCATTTGCTTCAGCAACAACTCTTGCTCTTTCCATAAAATGTCTTTTTAGGAAGTTTTGGTATGTGCGGAGAATTTGATTTAAGAACTCAGCCTGCAATGCTGAAGATGCGTATGGTTGAGAATTAGAACCAGCAGATAGTAGACTTGGATTAACTCCAAACAACTGCATCAATCTACGCTCAATACGATCAAAATCCTCGCCTAGATTTGGCATTTGTTCACGACCAAATACGTTTTGAATATCTACTCCAAAGTGGTGAACAAGAACTCGGAAATCAGAAGCAAGAGCGATATCAATATCATCACGGAATGCTTCACACTCATCTGGACCGGGCATCCACGGCACACCATCACCGATATCTTGAACACCCAACTTAGCAAGAATCAGCGGAGAATAAAGACGTTCAGCAATAGCATCCTGTGAAGCCATTAACTTCTCTTCATGGATAAGTGTACGCAATCCTCTTAACAGAAGCGGAGTGCCATGAACATCCCAATCATTAATTTTAAATGCTACTTGCTTCATAAGAATATTAGAAACAGGAATGTTTTCATTCTTAGTAAGATAAGGGATTAGTTCCGGCCAATCTCTTTCAAGAGTAGTATAATCTTGAGTAGGGCTTTTCTTTGTTGCTAGTTCTCTTAAGAATTCAGGAGGCTTAATCTCAAACTGTTGAGTACCAAGAAGCGGATATTGTTTAAGAACAACATCTTCTGGGTTAATCAGTTCTTCCCTTTCCCAAATACCTAAAGTATCATTAAAAGATCCTAGCGGGAAAGCCTGTCCTACGGTCCAGTATTCACGACCCATTCGTACAAGAAACTCTTGGTAATCAAGACGGTCAAAGAAAAGATCTTCATACCATTGAGTAAGTTTTGGATCTTTTGATGTTAGTTCAATTCCTACTAGGGGGAATCTAGTAAAAATATCAATAAGAATAGGAACTAAGTAGTGTGTCATATAATACAGACGCAACCACTGATACAATTTACGACGGTGAGTATCGTTTTGAATATTCCACGGAATCCCAGAAAGTTCCCAATACTCTACAGGATCATAGAAACGAGGGATAGCAGCAATATAATCACCACCACCGGCTGCTGTCTTTTGAACAGAAGATACTCTTCGATTGCGAGCAAATTCAGAGGCAAGCGCTCTATTAGCCCTCATATCTCCAATTGTTGCTTGGAGTCCATCTGGGCCGTTTGGGTCACTTCCTGCAAGGTTATAAGCCTCCCAAGCAGCCATTTTCTTACGAATATCATGCTTGGGAAGCGTACCACCTAATTCTTTAATTACTCTTGCTTGCTCTTCTGGAGTTAATTTAGGGAATTCTGGCATCTATCTTATATCCAAACTGTAGTTTACAAATTTATTATATCAGATATAATAGTTTTTGTCTAACGCTCTTCATAAGGAGAGCGATAGACCTCATCGTATACTTCCTGTGGAGATTGGTGATCAAGGAAGTAATCGTCTTCGACACCTTGCTTCTTATCTATCATATAATCTGCATATTCTATTGCAAGATCATGAGCATCATCTTCCCCATGCCCCTCTTCTATAAGTTCTGGATATCTTTCGTTGTAGTAGTCCATCCATTCTTCGCTAGAATCTGATATTTTTCTAGAAGATTGCTTTGGGACATTATCCTCTTGCTTAACACCTTTACCATCCATCTTTGAACGGTCGGCTTCACCCTTGTACTTATCTTTATTCTTTTCAGTACGTTCATCGTTGTCAGCGTATGGGGCTTCGCCACCCGGCTGTACAAACTCACGAACATCTTCATACTCAGGGCCGGGGTCTTGATGTTCTACACCGATAGCCTTTGAAGTTTCTTCAACATTAATGTTGCGATACTTATCTCCTTCTTTGCCACCGATTTCCTTATCAATGTTTACGCTATCTGAATCTTCAGAAGCAACAGGCAGGCCGGGCGCACTTACTTGAAGTTGAGCCATTTCGCCTACTGATTCTACAATAATTGAAGCGTATTTTTCATTTAAGCCTTTATTCATGTAAACCTCTATTAATTTCTCTTCAATTGGAGTGAGTGAGGATGTGGCAGTTAAACCTTCCATCATCTTCTTTCTTCTTTTAGGATTCATTGTTTGATTTGGTGGCGGGTTTCCTTGTAGACCTTTTACCATTTGATCATTATTTCTACCGTCACCTTGTCCTCCAGCACCAGACATATCTTGTGTTATTTGATCGTCTGGATTATTATTGTTTACATTTGGGTTATTATTCATATTTGGAGGAAGTGGCCCTCTATCTGCATCAACTCCCTTTGAACGCAAAGGATAACCTTTTTGTCCATAAAGATTACTTCTCATAATATAGTCATGCCATGTTTGATTAGGAATTTCATACTGTTGTCTCTTATTGGCTCCAGCAGGATATGGGTCTGGTCTACCAACGGACTTTTCAACTTCTTGAAGAGGTTGGCGCCCGTCTGGACCTACTGGATATGATTGCCATCTTCTTTTGAGTTCATCCCAAATAGGACCACTGTATAACTGCATTGCTTCTTTTTTGATAAACTCGTCTTCAATTCCAATAAACTTTGAAACAGACGCTTCTCTAGTTGAGATTCTTTGAGGATTAATTTCATAAGCAATTAAGTTTGCTTCTGTCATTAAATCTACTAGTTCATTTTTATTATTGCTATAAAATTCTCTAACTTCAGGACGCCTATCTCCTTTAAGAACTTCCCAGAGTTGTCTAGCAGCACTTGCAATTTTTTCATGAGCGCCTTCTGCGCTTGTTTCAGGGTTCATCCAATCTTCAACCCATTTGTCTGCAAGTTTAGAGTGACCAGACTGTTCTGCCATAGAAATTAATTTTTGACCGATAGGAAGAAGCGAGTTTTCTACACTCGCTTCTCTTTGTTTATCAATCAAATCCATGCCACATTGATCACACTTGCCTGAATGTCCTGTGTATTTAGAAATGTCTGACATTTCCATTTGACTTATTGGAGATAAAGAATCTTCCCATTCTAAATTATCTCCTGTCATTTCTTGAGCGCAATGAGGACAGAGGAAGTGATCGTTACCTTTGATCTGATAAGCAGCATAATTACCTGCACCAGCGGTCTTCTCTTCCTTATTTTCTTCATCAGTTTCTTCAGAAGACTTGTTGCGATTTCTCCACTTATCTCCGTGACCCGAGCGGTCCCAAAGTTCTTGATGGAGTTCTTCTAGATCTTCACCCATAGGCTCTTCAAGTCTCTTTAATTGTTGAACAAGGTTTTTAATTTTATTCAGCAATTCTTCATCAGAAAGATCTTTATGAGCAGAAGCAGTTCTGTCCCATTCTTCGTATTGATTAGGATCGTTTTCCCACATATCAGTTACAGGGCGAGATTCTACAGCCTCAACAAAAGAATCAACTATCTCTCCATAAAGATCTACTTGATTTTGCATATCTAGTGAAGATAACTTTTGTTCCCAGTCTGTTGCTAACTCTTCAAATCCTGCTTCTTTCATTACTTTAAGATAATCTTCAATACCCGGGGCAATAACTGGTCCTTCATTTTCTTCGGGCATAAAGTTCTCTGCATTTTTAGTTAAGTAAGAAACAGTGGCTTCGTAAACCATTTTAGGATCTACATCATATTGATAAGCAAACTTATCAGTAACGTCTTTAATTTCCTTTTCAATAATACTAACTCTGTTAACATTTTCATCAATAAAGTTGCCAAACCTTTTTTCTGTTTCCATCTGAGATGCAAGGATAGCACTACGAGGATTTTTCTCTTTTGCGTCTGCTTGCATTTGCAATTCTATATTTTCAAATAAATCGCTCATTATAGTAACCATCCTTCGTCTTCTTCATCATCATTTTTATAAAAATCAGAATTATTTAATCTTTCGTATGAATCCCAATAGTCTTTATATTTACCTTCTGGACTGTCTCTAAATTCATCATCTTTTCGCCACTGTTCTTCCATTTCTTCATGTTCTGCTCTATATAAAGGATCTTCTTCAAGTCGTCTTTCGTGTTCTTCATCCCAAGCCCTATTTGCGGCTTCCATTTCTGGAGTTATTTCACTATCTGAAAGTTCTCCAAGATATTCATTCAAAAGATCCATCAAACTTTTTTCTCCTGCGTAAGACTCAATTGCAAAATTATTAATACCGGGCAAAAGGTTTTCAAGTTCTTGAATAGAAGTTATATTATTATACTTAGGATTTAAGGACTGAATTTTTAGTACAGCATTTTGAATGGCTTCTTCTTGATTTAATCCCACTTCTTTTCCTCTTTTAATAATTCCATTAATAAGCATAAATGCAACTTCTTCAGGCCCCCGAGAGGCAGTCTTAACATCTGCAACAACTTTTCTTCTGACATTTTCTACATTTTTCATAAATTCAGATATAAGATCTTGTCTCTTACCATCTTCTACAAAAGCAACCTTTTGTGAAAATTCATTAAATGCCATCTTAGCAACTTCTTGAGCATCGCTAAGAATTGATGTAGATAGATTATTAACAAACCCAATTGAATCTGTAATTACTACCTGATTCCAATCAATTGAAGCGGCTTCTTTTTCCATCTCATCAGCAATAATAACCATAGATTCTCCACCACCGGGACCGACTTGACTGCCGAGGGAGGCTTCTCTGGCAAATTCGTATTTCGGCAAAGAGTCTACATATTCTTGCTCGCCCATAAATTGATCATTAGAAAGGCTTGCTTGACAAAATAGGATTTCATTATTAATAGCATCTCTTGCTTCAACAAGCATTCCTACTTCGCCAACATTTTTAGTAATGGCAAGTTTATTATTGATTTCGCTAAGTAAAGCGCGTGATTCCTTAATTCTATCTGAGTAAGTATTACGGTTCTTAGAATTCTGCAAAGAATCAAACCACTCTCCATCTAGATGAGAGGTTATCTTAATAAATAAATCTTCGTTTGCAGAAGATACTTTTTGATCCTCTACAACTTCTACATCTTCAAGCATAAATTCATATTCGGAACCATTTTCAGATACAACACTTGCCATTTTGCCATACAGGGTTTCCCAAACATTTGAAACCTTGCCGACTCCGACGTTGGATCTGACAAATACTCCCGGTCTGATGGAAGGATCATCTTCCAACTTTAGTTTGTCAGCCACTTCATCTGCCTCCTGTTTATCAGCGCCTTCATTTTTTAATATTTCTACAATATCCCCTCTAGTCATTTGAGGATCTTTTGCAACATAATCTTTTGCCATATCTTCAAAGAATCCATCCGAATCAGATTCAGCAAAAAAGTCTCCATCAGCAGTGTCACCCGGGGCACTCATATATCCGCCACCAGTTCCGCTAAAATCGTTTGGACCGGGAGCGCCCTCTAAACTATCATTCAGACCACCCGGACCATCTATATCCATACCAGCACTATATGGGAAATCTCCACTTGCACCCAAATCTAAATCTTCTGGGGCATCGCTTGGAGCGCCTGACATTTCTTCTTCACCCGCACCTTCTGCTCCATCTCTTGGAATAGCAGCAGCATGAGCCTCTTCATCAGAAGCCCCATTTTCTTTTAGAATTGTAATAATTTGATCTTTATCAACTCCAGAATCTTGTAGGGCTAAACCAATTTCTCTCCATGATAGATCAACTGAAGTTTTTACACTTGAAAATCTCCAAGGCTCTTCATAGTAACGATCATAAAATTCTGGGTCTGCCCCCATATACAAAAATTGTTTTTTATTACCCTCTTCGTCAAATTCTGGCTCTACAAGACGATTTTCAAACTTTTGTTTTTGTGAAGCCCAATATCTTTGAACATGATCAATCATCCATTCCCAGATTTCTTGCCAATTAATCATATTTTCTTGAATAGCATGTTGAGGGTGTGTTTCTTCAACAGATTGATTATATGGCTCTACCGCCATATGCATTACTTCTTTTACAAAATCTTCTGGGTTTCTAATCATATGATTAGTGATCATAGCAAATAAAACATCATAGGGGCGAGAGCCGCCGTTCATTCCACCCATCATAATAGCCTCAACATCTGGGTTTAAGGCGTCCCCTTTGCCCATAATAAGATCTTTGATCATCTCTGTACTATCATTTGAGGCGGCTTCTTTAGCAAAAAGTTCTTTATTGAGTTGTGATATGGAGTTTTGAGAAACATCAAACTTTTCAAGGATATTTCTTAAAGTTTCAGGATTCATATTAGCCTTGTCTTCTTCAGCAGAATTGATTAATTCTTTAATTGCCTCTGGAGGAATATCGTCATATTTATAACCGGGATCAGCATAATCAGCATAAGCATTATCTTCATGAGGTTTTTCTGTAAACTTATTTACATCTTGATCACCTTCATCAAGATTAATATTTTTAATAGCATCTACGGCCTCATCTCTTAGATATCCTATTTCAAGTAATTTATCTAAGATTTCTCCCATATCTATATTAGCCTCATACATGGCTTTGGCTGCTTGTAGTGCGTTTACCCCAGAAGACTTTAAGTTTTCTTTAATATGAGGATTTTCTTTAAATACAAGCATTATAGCCATTTTTGCTATTTTGGGATCAAAACCTGCTGCTACCATTTCATTTGAAATGTTACCAATATTACTATATCTAATTTCGGGCAATTGACTAGCATAATTTATTGCGCTAGATAAATCGTATTTAGCCATTAAGAATCCTTAAATAAATGCATTTACTACCAATTATAGTGTCGGACGACGGGTTTTACTGTAACCGAACCTACTAGGAGTTTGTTTTGCACTTCTTGTTCTCATAGGTTTAGGCTTTTTTGAATAAAAATGAGCAAAAGATTCGGGAGTTTCAGCACCGATTGCGTTTTTAGTATAACCTCCCATAGCACCCATCGCCATCCCCGAAGATAGACCTTCTAGATTAATAAAATCACCTACTAGGTAGTCTACAACTTCCATTAAACAGTCTGCGATATCCTTTGTGGTAACAGGACCAACATTTTGTTTTACGACACGATTTCCCTTTTGCTGCAAGAACTTTAATTCATTTTTAGTAAGTTCTAGAAGAGGAAAGTCAGCAGGAGCATGTACAAGACCTAAATTGATAGCAGTTTTAAATCTTTCCGCTCTAGCATAATTAAGTTTTTCAGTAGCGACAACCTCTCTAATCATAGTATCGCCAACTTGGTTTCTACGAGTCTGCTTTCTTAACCATTGAATTAAACCTTTTGATTGGAATTGGTCGAAACTAAAATCTTTTGGTCTAAAATTAATAATATTTTCAAGAATTTCATCTTGAACATCCAAATAGTTAATAGTATGATCTGGAAAGTCAGCAGGAATCCACGCATGGATATAATCAAAAAATACATGAGGTACATTTCTTCCCTGATCATCTAAATGATGTTCAACATGCCCAATAGCAAGACCAAAATTAGCAGTAGTTGTTGAAGGGTCACAATGTCCCTTAAAAAGAACTTCTGGACCATAACCAGAACGATCTTGCTTTGTCTTTAATGTTCTTCCATTCCAAGTCTTAAACACATCGTCAACTTTATTAGGATCTAAGAATCCATCTACAACTTCTGCAAACTTGGAACGACGTTCAACTGAAAACTTTTCTGGGTTACGCTCTTCTTCAAGAGCCATTGCCTCATCCTCTACTGGAGAAAGCACGATTGCATTTTTAAATCTTCTTTCGGGATCTTTGTCCCAATCTTTATACAATTCCCAAGAAGGAAATTGAAAACCCATCATTCTATAGTCCAAAATTTCAGAAGACTTTTGTTCTTGTTCAGGCAAAATATCCATTGCAACAAGATAATTATTATAAAACTTACCGACTTTTGTATATGGAGAAGAATTTTCAAAGATAAGAGCATCTTCTTTAAACTGGTCAAGAGCGGGTCGCGCTGCTTCTATGATTTCATCTGCTCCCGATTTACTATTAATTCCTTCCATCATGTGAGCCATCTCATCCATAATAAGAACCATTGTAGCCTCTCCACGAATAGTAGAAGCGTTAGCAGCCGATGGTTTTATTCTAATCGAAGCCAAATCGCGTTCACTTTTAAAAGCACTTCTTGCTTTTAATTGATTTGCTTTTTCAATATCTGCGGGAGTCATGAGACTAATTTCTTTTTCAAGAAATTTAGACCAATAAGGTTTTAATGCATCGCATGATGTGATAGATCCTGTGATATCTGCAAACTGATATCTTTTTGCTTGGTCTTCTGATGCAGCAATCGTTGTTACCCAAATTGCTTTATCTCGGTCAATACCATACTTATCTTGAGGATTGTCCATGTTAATTAAATCATAAATCTTTTTAGCAACGGCAAGACCTGTTATGTGGCCCTTAGAAGAACGACGCCCTCCAATCAACATCACTTCTCTAAAATGATTATATCCACGGTCCCTTAGAATTCCAACTCTTTCTCTTATCTGCGGAGAAAGCATAACTTCGCCAGACTTATTATAAACCCATTCGTCAAGGATATCTTCCTCAAAAGGAGTAAGTTCTTCTAAAAAGATTAATTTTAATAAAACTCTTTGTCTTGGATAAAGAGGTTTATTACAGTACTCATCTGATTCAGCAAATTCTACAATTGAAACTTTCTTGTCTTTAAGATTTAAAGAAAAGAAATCAATAAGATCAGTTCCCATTATTCAATTTCCTCAATGTCTTCATTTAATTCTTTTGCTTTCTTGACTTCATACTGCTTTTTATCGAAATCAAAGCCAGATATAGGATCAACCCGATCAATTATATTAACAATAAGTTTCGGGTAGTCATCTCCTTCTTCAAGGTGCCAATCTGCGTCTGCTTCAAACCCGGCGTCATGAAGTTTACCTTCTAACTCAACAATCATATTCCACATATTTTCAAAGTTACCAGTGGCATCTTTATATTTATATTCAATTCTGCCAACCACATCTTTGATTTTTATAATCTCTTCATCATAAAGATTAATCGCACTACTCTGTTCCATCATCAACCTCTTCCTGTTCTACTGTGACTATTTCTTTATAGTCACCCAAATCTTGTGGCATTTCTGGCTCTCCTATGGAAGCCTTAGTATTCTCTGCTTCAATGGCTAAAGTCTCTCCTTGAGCAATTTCTTTTGCTCTTGCCGCTACTTCAGCATGTAGTTCTGGAGGGACTATTTCCCTAATTGCTTGAACCATTGACTTAACTTGAAGCATCATCTTTTCTTCAAGAACAGAATACCCTCCACTCATTAATTCTTCACGCAATTCAATTGCTTTAATAATATCTTTAGGTTCTACATGAAAGTCTTCATATATTAATTGATCCCATCCTTTTTGAATAAAAACATCTAAGTAAGCCTTCCCAGAAATAATTCGAATATCATTTTCGGCATTTGCCTTTTCATATTCTTCTGCATGTTTATCAATAATCGCACGATAAGCAGACTTTTCTAAATTAAGATGAGATTCTTTATGCCGTTGCACAGAACGATAACTAATATCTTCTCCTGCTGATTGCAAAGACTCAGCAATTTTGCGAACACTAAATCCACGAATTAACATCATATCAACATTAACGCGCCATTTAGATTGACATACTTTACAACGACTAGATGTGAAAACATCAAAGAGTTCATTATCTCCTGCTGCTGGTAGTTTTCCTCCATCTTTATTATTCTTTTTTTCTGGCTTATTATTTGGAATCTTTGGCATAATTAATTACCTATAAAAACTTGCACCATTAACTTTACGCTGATGTTCGCTGTTAACTTTGCGACCTTCAGGATGAGTTCTATTATACATTCCTTGTTCTACAGAAGGATCTGGCACCCCACTATTAGGATAGATTTCTCTCCTATACCTAGTTCTCATATGTTCTTTAAAAAGAATAGGATTCTTATGATGAATTCTGTTACCTGCTCTTACATCTGCTTTTAAGATCATATCGGTAATGTAATCTAATTGAGCAGGAGTTAGAGTAGGATCATTAATATCAAATTCATAATATTCTTCTTCAAAAGTTAAATCTTCAAATTTATTATTAACTTCTTCACTCATCAGACTCTCCAAAGTATATATCCGCTAACTGCTTTGATGCCGCTTCAACATACTGCCCGACAGACACTGTAGTTATACCCATAATTTCAGCAACATCTTTTTGTTTTTTATCTAAAATAACATTTAAATAAAAAGCCTGTTTCTTTCTTGGACTCAATTCATTAAGACCCATTCCTAAGTCATAAAAAGAAATTGCAACATTTTGATGTTCAATTACTGTTTCCCCAGTTGACCTAACATACTCTCTAAATTGCATATAGTTTCTATACAATTCTCTCATAACTTTATGCTTACTAACTGGTTCTATTTTTCTTTTTTTAGACTTTTTCATTACTCTCCTTTACCTCAAAATGAAATCTAGGAAAGTAACTCATGCCAACAGCAATAGCGTCTGTTTCGTCAAAGGGTATATCAGTTAACTTCCGCCCCTGCACTATTTCAGGGTATTGATCTATAACTAATCGTCTGATAATTGCTTTACTTACTGAAGAATCTCCAGTTAAAACATTTTTAACTGATCTGGCAGATATATCTATCCACTCTAATTCATCTTCATATGCCATCACCTTACAAACTGCCATAACAGATAGAACTAATGGGACTTGTGGAGAAACACCAAAATTCCCTTTATTTGAAATTGGAGGAACAATTTCAGATATCACTCTTGTTATATTATTTTCTTCTAACAAGTCTCCAAACCAGTGGTACATATCATATATACCAGAATTTAAATACTCTTGATACTTTTCTTCTTTCTTTCTCTCTCTAGTTGAGTAGACTCCATGTTTTTTAATAACAGTACCTTCATCAAAGATACAATACCCGAATCTTTTAAATCCGGGGTCAATCGAAAGTAGTCTCATTGGCTCCCCTCTGTAATTATTCGTTCCCAAACTCTAGTCCATTTTGCATATATGTCATCCAAAAGAGACTGATCATATTGAATGCTTATTTCTCTGATATCGTGAGCAGGTAAACCACCTTTACCGGGAGTTCCACCTTTCCTAATAGCAAGAATAAAAGCCTGATCTATTCCTGTCCAATGCATATAGCAATTTAATTGGGCTGTCCATTTTGCTAATGTTGGAGGATAGGGGCCAGTATCAAATTCAATATCGTTCATAGTTTTCATATCCACTATAAACGTTCCTTTGTTTGGGAATTCTGCAATGGTATCTACAGTGCCCTTCCCTGTCCATCCAGATTCATGATGATATGTATATGTTCTTTCTACATTTTCTGGTTTTGCATAACCCATATCAACAATAATATTTTGATAGTAAGCGTGCCAGAAATGACCACAATCAAAGACTCTTCTTAATCCTGCTGATATTCTTTTAGACTCTTTTCCTGTAAGCCTTTTGTATAATTCTTCCTCTGAAGCAAAGCAATCACCAGAAGGGTGAAAACATTGATCTGGTTCTTTGCGACGATCATTTTCTATTTCAATGATCCATTTGTCAGGGAATTCCCCCTTATTCTGATACATCTCAATTCTAGAGGCTAAGATACTTCCATCTGACAATTTTTTCATGAGTTTAGTGTCTAACATCTTCCACCATTTCTAAGTCATCGTGAATTGATCTAACTACTAAATCAATCATTTTGCCAGACTCATCTTCAAACCGTATAAACATACATGGCCTCCTGCCTTGTTCTTGCGCTTCTTCAACAATTTTATTCCAAGTCTCTTTTTTAATAGAAAAAGATTTCTTTTCAGTTGTTTTACATTCAGCAGTATAATTATACGTTTCTATTTCAAAACGAACATCTCCCCGATCTACCCAAGAAGCCCCGGATGATGGAGAGCGCTTTCCTTTATACATTTTTGCTATATAGTTTTCATGATTTTGCGCTCTAAGCGTTTTTGTTTTACTCAAGATTTTGTCCCCCATCATCTGCCCAATTTAATAGTTGGGTTGGATAATCTTCTGTCCAATACTTGTTTTCTTTTTTATATTCTATTAACATATTATCATAATTTGAGTTTTTTGTTAAGTTTTTAAAAAATTTTAAAGTATTTTTATTTATTTCTTTTATCTGGCTAGAGTCATAATAATAAATCATTTTTCTAAAAAGATTTCTTCTTTTAGTTTATCTACCTGATCTGGGTTTTCCTTAAAAAACTCAACAACTGCATTTCTGCCCTGAAAAGATTTGTCTGCAATGTCATACCAAGCACCACGCTGATTAATAACTCCAGATCTAAGACCAACACTAACAATAGATTCAATTATATCTATGCCAACTTCGTTATCTTCTGTTTTAGTATGATATAAATCCCATTCAGCGTTTCTCTTTGGAGGACTTACTTTTGATTTTGTCACAGTAGCAACTGGCCTAAACCCAATCTCAACTGGTTCAGTTTCGCCGGGAACTTTTGCCTTCTTGATTCCCTCGCTCTTCCCCTTCTTAACTTGAATAATTACAGCGCAAGCATGATGAAGGGCGTGACCACCCGGAGCGTGTACAATTGGAAGTCCTTGACGATTTGCAGTATCTCTAACTTGGTTTAATAATAGACATACTTTTTTAGTTTCAGCAACGCGAGGAAGTAATTGCTTGACCATCTGAGTAATCAACCCAGATTGTCCATAAGCCTGCTTTTTCCCATCTTCATCTAATTCTCTTTCTGAAGCCATTGCTCCAATGGAGTCTACTACAACTATGTCTAATGCAGGCTCGTTTGCAAAGTAAACCGCTTGCTTTGCAGTATCTTCTGCTGACTTGGGGGTGCTAACAATTAATCTGTCAGTATCTACTCCAAAATGTCTAGCAAACACAGGATCAAAAGAGCCTTCAAGATCTACATAGCCAGCATAGCCACCCTTCTTGTGAACTTCAGCAATAGCCATACATGCCATTACGGATTTACCCACACTTTCTGGGCCAAATACCATCGTAATACCACCTTTAGGGTATCCACCAATTCCTAATGCATAATCAAGAGAAGGGATACCACTTGAAGAGGCTTCTATGTCCACTTTTTGACTCGCAATTCTAACATAGTCTGTTCCAAACTCTTTCGTTGCTTTCTTCAATAATTCTTCAACAGCACTCACACAAGTTCCTCCAAATTAGTAAGATTAACTCCACGGTTGGTTGATTTAACGCTTGCAATTACCGGAGTACACTCCTGTAGTATATCAGAAAATGCCAATAGATGTTGCTCAAATACCGCAAACTCCAGAGTCTGATCACCATATTCTAGAGTAACGAAAGCCATATCTTGCCCCTTTTTTGTTTTTAATTCTCTTATTGATTTAATCTCACCCGCAACAATATAATTGCCCGGAGTTTTTAACTCACCAAAATCAATAACACATTCTTGCTGAATAACTTCTTTATATTTATCCAAGACTTTAGGTGCATCATTAGTTAAAATGATACCAAGTAACTCTTTTTCAAATTCTCTTCTTTCTCTTTTTGAAAGTTGTCTTGTTTCAAGAAAATCAAACGCTCCAGCATTAAACAATGCTTTTGCTTTATTTGCGCCAAGACGCTGCTTAGGAGAAGGACCATCTACTTCACCGTTCTTCTTTTTAGAAAGAAACTCTTTGTTTTGACTTTCTAACAAAGCAAGCATTTGGTCATAAGATTCAAATGGACGATTCTCAATTACCCATTCTGCGCCCTTTGATACTCCCTTAATATCTTTTAAACCAAGATAAATCTCTCCGTCAATAATATCCGTCTGAAACATAGACTTATTAACATCTGGTGGGTTTACTTTAATACCCATACGTTGTGCTTCCGCGATGAAGCGAGGAACATCATCTCTTGTATCTTCCTTTCGAATACATGCAAGTAAATATTCAGCAGGATACATATATTTAGTCCAAAGAGTCCAAAGAGTGATAATTCCATACGCAACAGAATGTGCTTTATTAAAGGCATACTTAGAAAACCCAAGAAGTTCGTTCCACAACTCGTTTGCAGACTTTTCATCCATGTTTTGGATGGCCTTTTCCATGTAACGAGGATAGAACTCTTCCATTTCTTTTACTTTCTTTTTACCCATAATTCGACGCACATCATCTGCCTCTTCAAGAGTAAAACCCATCTTTGTAAACAAAGAGATTACCTGCTCTTGATATACAAAAACGCCGTATGTATCTTCAACAATGTCTGCAATAAAGGGATGAAGAACTTCATAATCAGTTCCCCCTCTTCTGTCTATATACATATCAACATATCCGGCTCTAAGGGGGCCGGGTCGGTTAAGTGCAACAAGCACAGCGAGGTCTTCAATATTTCGACACTTCATATGAGAAGCAATCCTTTTTGCAATACCTCCATCTTCTACTTGGAAAACTCCAATAGTTAGACCACGATCTAGAAGATCCCAAAACTTTTTATTCTCTAGATCTTCGTTATGATGTAACTTCTTGAAATCCCAATCAACATCATGATTTCTTTTAATTAACATCTGTGCTTCTTTAAGAACAGAAAGATTCTTAAGGGCAAGAAAATCTAATTTCATAAACCCAAGACTTTCAATTTCATGCATATCGAATTGAGTTGCAATTTCGCCATCTTTGCGACCCGCGCTTTTATCTAATCTAAGAGGACAAATAGCAGCAAGAGGTTCATCGCCAACAACAAAACCACTAGCATGAACACTGCTGGCAAATATTCGACCATGCAAGTCTCCTGCGAGATTAAATAGATCTGGATACTTTGCAATCCAGCCTTGTAGTTCGCCAACTTCTACAATATCATCCCAATCAGCCATAAGGCCAGCATCTGTAGTTGTATCAACAATGTTTTTAATTTCTTCAATATCTCTAATAGGTATTTCTAGAAATTTACCAACCCTTTCTAGGGCAGACTTACCATGCAACTTCATAACAGTGCCGATATGAGTTACACAATCTTCGCCAAAGGTATCACGCATAAATTGCTTGATCTTGTCACGATCTTCAATAGCAAAATCTGTATCAATATCAGGCAGACCACCCTTTTCACGACCTTTATTATAAAAGCGCTCAAAGATAAGTCCATACTTAATTGGATCAATATCTGTAATCCCAAGAAGATATGCGACAAGGCTGCCGCCTACAGAACCACGACCCGGACCTCTAAGAACATCGCTATTTTCAGCATATTCATTAACAAGATGTTCAATCAAAAAGAAATCAGACAGTTCTGCTTCAAAAATAGCGTCAAGTTCTTTTTCAACTCTTTGCATGTAAATACTTTCAGTATCTAATTCTGACACCTTCTGATAATAACCTTCTTCTACAAGACCAACCAGTTTTGAAGGACCGTCTTGCCCCCAAGTTGGAATTCTTTTTCTTTTCATTGGAAGTTCAACTTCACTCATTTCAGCAATAATATGAGTATTATTAATTGACTCTTCAACCACACTTTTTGGAAGGTAGTTTAAAGATTCACGAATCCCATCTTCATCCATGATCCACATGCAAGGTGGGTGATTTCTATCTACTTCTGAAATCTTCTTTCTCATTGACATATTGACAAATGCTTCGTGATTATGATATTGATCACCACAAGCATAATGAGCATCAGTAGCATAGACAAAAGGAATCCCCTTCTTTTGTCCAAGACGTACTAATTCAGTATTTACTTCTCTTTGATTATCACTGTCATATGTATGAAGTTCTATGTAAAATTTATCATCAAAAATATTTAAATATTGATCTAATATTGACTCTGCATTTGCTTCTTCAAGAATGGCAGAAGATACTTTACCGCCCATACAAGCAGAAGTCAGAATAAGCCCCTCTTTGTGTTGTTCAAGAATCTCCCAGTCAACGCGAGGCTTATGATAAAACCCCTCAAGGTATGCGCGAGTTGATAGTGTCCAAAGATTATTAACGCCTTCTTGATTATAAGCAAGAATAATCAAATGACTTCTATCATTTTTTGGACGATTACCTTTAAGATCAGATTTGTGATGATTTAATCTGCTATCTCTAGCCTGATACGACTCAATACCGAGGATTGGCTTTATTCCACGCTCTGTTGCTTTTCTATAAAACTCCACATGCCCAGCCACAGTTCCATGATCAGTTAATGCAACAGCGTTAGAACCAATCTCTTGAACACGATCAAGAATTTCTTCTACTGTTGCATAACCATCAAAAATAGAATAATGGCTGTGTTGATGAAGTGGTACGGCCAAGTTTTCTCCTAGATATTAGTTATTGGGATTGGATCACCTTGACTCTTGCGAGCCTCTTTAGCAAGTTTATCACAATAATCGTTTAACTTATCACCACTATGGGCTTTTACTTTTATAAACTCAACATCGTTTATATTCAACAAATAAATTAACTCTTTCCAAAGAACGGCATTTGGTGTAGCCAATCCATTTCTTTTAACCCAATTATTTTTTTCCCAGTCTTTCCACCAAGAATTTTTAAGGGTGTTAATCATATAAGCAGAATCAGAGTAAAGTTCTATTTGACACTTTTGATTTACAAGAGACTTTATGCCCTCAATTGCTGCTTTAAGTTCCATGCTGTTATTTGTAGCACCAATCTCATAGCCATAGTTTTGGTTAATAAAGCCTTCTTCGCCTAAAATAATATAAGCCCAACCACCTTCATTGGTAACATGCGAAGAAGAACCGTCTGTATATAAATAGTAGAGGGGGAGGTCTTGCCTCCCCCTCTTTTTGTTTTTACTTTGCTGCTGCTTGTCGCTTAATCCGTTCGAAAGCAGATTCTGCATCCTCTTCTGCTTCTGCGTTTTCCTTCTTGCGGATTGGACCACTATTATTCTCTTCCTTGTTTACATACATTTGCTTTTGAGTTTGCCAAAGGTCTTCGTTTCCAAGATACATCTCATACCTCTCCTTAGAACCAAGTCCTTCAAGAATCTCATTAATTGAGGGAATGTTTATATCACGATAGTCAATCAATTCTGCCTTATCAACTTCATACCCATGATAAGTTGTTGACTGATCTGCTCCTTCACGAATGATCTTCCAAGGATTGGCAGTAATAGGGCCAATCTGATCACTGTGGCTAGTGAACTGCTGCCAGAAGTTTTGAGCAGCCTGAAATACAACGACGTACTCAGGGAAAAAGATTTCTGTACCATCCTTAGTAGTATACTCATTTCCACGAATGTTAAAAGAAGCAATATCTGAAATTCTTTTAGTTGACGCAGATGAATCGTATACAGGATCAAGCAATACCGCTACAGCAGCAAAATTTTCCTTCGGAACGTGACCAATCTTGTCACAAAGAATACAGGAACCATCTCCATCATCCCAAGCATCCATCTTGCGACAGGCAAAATCACGATAACCCGTCTTTGTTTCTCCATTCTGTTCCCAAGAAACCTTCACATAACGGTGAAGGCTCACTAGAGGCACTTCATCAATATCAGTAAAAAATTGAAGGAAAGCCTCTTCTCCATCCTTAAGGGAAAGGAAGGGAACAAAGTCAGTTGCACGATGGGTTCTTGCACCACCGCCACCTTGACTCTTCTGCTTAATCAAATCACTACCTGTTTTAAATGTCGGCATTATGTCTCACTTTCTTTCGTGTTTTTGACTTGCCATAAAACATATTATATCAAATTTATTCTTTATTTTCATTTAATTCTTTATTAAGTTCTTCTTTTTCTTCCTTAGTCAATTGATCATAATTTACTTTACCAACTCTTCTAAAGTAATTTTGAACTTTTTCAGTTTTGACTGTAAGAGATTCAGAATTTGTAAACTTTGTAAAAGCCATTATTTCCTCCAGTGGACGTAATATTCTGCTTTGTTCAAATACTTCTCCCACTCATCGTAGGGGATATCAGCAGGGTCGCCCTTCGGTACTTCAACAGGAGGGACTATATAAACTTCGCAATAGTCCTTCAGATAATTAAGTGCCGTTAAAGTGGCTTTTGCTCCTGCTTCATCGTTATCAAACCATAAAAATATATTCTTATAGTCCCACAACAAAGACATTTGCTCTTCTGTTATTGAAGCCCCAAAAGTGGCTACAACATTATGATAACCAACACCCCACATTATTGCAGCCGTCTTTGGTGACTCAACAACAATTATATAATCTGTATCATTATTGCATTTACAATCTTTATGATAAAGGGTAGTTGCCTTTGGAAAATCAAGAGTATTTATATACTTTGCTCTTTTTGTTCCGCTCAAATCTCTCGTTTGCCAACCGACAATTTGATTATTAACCATATGAGGGAAAATAACACCGTCTTGCTTTTCATCATAGGTAATCATAAAATGCTCTATTGCCTCGTCTGTTAAACCTTGGGTATACATCCACGGATGCTTTTTATTTTCGTGTGATATTTTATAAAAAGGAAGTTCTCTTTTCCCAATAGTTTTTCTTGGAGGCTCTTCTTCTAAAACTCTAGCAAGAAGTTCTTCTTTATCCCAATCATCATCAAGTATATTAAAATAATTAGATTCAATCCATTTTTCCGATTCATCATAAGAATCGAATCCTTTGATTTGATAAACCATATTAACAATGTTTCCACCGCCACATGCAAAACAGTGGTACAAACCATACTTATTAGAAGTTGGATTAATGTTTATACTAAAACTTGGATTACTATCATCATGAAAAGGACAACGGCACCATAGTTCGCCGCGAGAGTCTTCATAAAACTCTTCGTCAGGAAGGATATCTTTAACAATATTTTCTACCGGGATTTTATTCCGATGCTCTTGAAACAACCGGGCCATTGAATGTAAATTCTGTTTTGTTTTGCAAGTTTATCTTTATACCCCACATAGCGTTACTTTTACAGTATCTTCCTTCAAGGATTCTCATTCTTACCATATTCAAATCTGCTTCGTCCTCATTTCTATGAAGAGCAATAAGAAGATCTGCTGTTTCTTCAATTGAACGAGACAAACCGATCTTATCTGCGCCAGCAAGATCTTCTACTTGAGCGGCTTCACGATTAAACTGACAAACACAAATATATGGAATTTCTTGTTTTGTAGCAGCAACCTTCATTGCATGAACAATTGACTTGGTATTCTCGTCTGTTCTGCCAGAGTTATTTTCTGGATGGACAAAAGAAAGTTGATCAACTAGAACAACATCGGCATCTACCTTAGTTGATTCAAGAACAAAATTCGAAACCTTACGCTCTTCAAATCCGGGGTGAACAATATAAGCGGGACCAAGAGCATTGAACTCTTCCATTGCTGTTTCAATCTTTTTCCATTCTGAAGGCATCAATGAATTCTTTACCATCCTGCTATAACTTACTCCACTTACCATGCACATCAAACGCTTATACATATCTTTTTCAGTGAGTTCTAGAGTAAATAAGATCGGCACAAGCCCTTGTCTTCTCTGTTCAACAAAAGCATTTAGTAAAAACCAAGACTTAAATCTTTTAGGACGAGCCACAAAGAATGTTAGATGGCCCGGGCCTGCGCCACCTGTATGCTCATCAACATCCGGGAATCCATATGTAGCGCCTTGCTCGCTATTTTCAGCAGACTGCTTAAACTCTTCAATAACCTCTTTATAGTCTTCAGAAGAAAGAATATGCTTCTTACTGCTTACTTGTGACCACATATTGTGAGCATTAGAGATTAGAGTTTCAACAAAATGCTCTGGCTCTCTAGCGTCTGCCAAGTCATTAAGAATAGACTTATGACGAGAACGGATAAACCTCTCCTTAAGTTTATCCGCAAGAAAAGCAGGCTCTACGCTTGGGCCTGTCTTTTGGATATTCTCAAACTCGTAATCAATAACCTTTTCATTAGGTGGAGTTCCATACTCTGTTAGATAGTTAAAGATGAATTGTACAAATGGTTTCAGGTTGGTATCTCTAACCATATGAGGACCAACACCAGCATTCTTAAGTTCAATAAGGTTTTCTGGAACTAGAATTTGTTGAACAAGTTCGTTATCAAGATCAATTCTATCACTCATCGAATGGGCCTTACCTCTTTGTTTGTAATTAACATATCAACTATATCTTTTGCTTGTGATGCTCTAACATCTGAACCAGAAACTTGTATCGGAATCTGAACCATATTCAGTAGACTCCATACTCTAGGATACCATTTTTCATGCTGTTCTGTATCCAAGTTCGTGCCAATAAGCGTTGGCAAAGAGTTTTCTACTCTGTATCTTATCACACTTTCGTATACTTCAGAAAAATATTCGTGCTGACGAGAAGACATAGGTTCAATAACCTCATCAAGTGCAAAAATTTCAGCAGAACGAACGTTGTTCATTAAATACTTCTTACTATCCACTTCAGAGTATTGGGTAACAACGTTTGTAAAGGAATCAAACCAAGCCTTATAACCTTCTTTGATAAGAGACTTGAGTATAAGTATTTGAGCAAACGTTTTGCCTGTTCCTAGTGGTCCATAAAAAGTTACACCACGGCCATATCTTGCATTAGAATCAAAGTTTTCTATGTACTCTTCCAAGAAGAGTCTAAGATCATCTTTTTCTTCATATAGATCATCAAAAGAAAGAGAATGATATCTGATCCCGATATTTGCATAAAGATAATGTCTTCTTAGGCCCCTCTGAACATCACAATCACATATATGTTCTTCACCTTCGAAAACATACTTTTCATTATCATTACAAGTTGGGCAAACATTTGCTGTCGCTCTTAAAGTGGGGAATCTTTCCCAAAGATTCTCATATTCACTGTTTGAAATATTTCTCCATACTATATTAGTCAATTGTTATTATCTTCTCCTTAAGATAAAACTCTTTAATTGCATTCTTAATACATCTGTCCATATAGAAAGAAAAAGTATCCTCTTCTTTTTTATAAGGCAGATAATATATCTTATCATACCACAAAGAGTCTAGTGCTATTCTACCCATCGCCATCATATGCCATAAAATATCAAATTTTTTCTCTGTATCTTCTATAAGAGTTGCTTTATATGCAAAATGACAATATGTATATAGTGGCCCGGCTGTTATTATATAATCTTCTTTTTCATATTTATATTCCTTAAGAAGAACATCTCCAGCGAATATAAAATCTGTTCTATAATCACTAAATTGACCTAATGCAAGATCAGTCTTTTTTACAAATTTTTGAGGAAGCCGATCTAAGATTTTTAAATTTCTTTCTTGACTTATTTTTTTAGCCATCTTACTTTTCCCGCTTCCGGGCGCACCTAACATTAAAATCTTCATTAGTCTTCTTTTTTCCTTGATTTAGAAACAACAAAAGAAACAGAAGGCTTATCCATTTTAATAGTTTCTTCTAACACATTAAGAAATTCTGGATTTTCTTCCAATCTTTGATTGATTTTTTCTTCGTTTATTTCAGGAACCATCATTACAATATCTGAAAAGATTTCTGGATAGCCTTTTTGTAATTCCCAAAGGTCTACCCTAACCTTTCCTTTTGATATTCTTCGATAAGCCTGCCCTCCATCTGAAAATTCCATCTTTTTAGGAACAAACTCATCTTTCTCTTTTATTGTAGCAGTTCTATTGTCTTCATTAATTTTTACAATTTCATATGAAGGAAATCTTCCTTCAAGATATGAATTTGTATTTTCTACAAACTCTGGAATAAAAACAACTTTAATTTCAGCATCTCTTGCTGAATCTACCAATTCTTCAAGTTCTTTTTTAAATGTTTTTATTTCTTTATCAATTTCAGATTTTTTATCTTGAAGTTCTTTGATTTTTTCGTAAATATCATTTTGTTCACTCATAATCTTCCTCCAAAATTTTTTTAACATGAGAACAAGTTCCATTAAAGCGAAACCCCCGGCAATCACAAAAAGGATCGCACAAGGGGTAGCCTATACCTACAACTGTATATACGTTTCCTCTTGGAGAAACGACTTTTACTTCATTTGGATAATCTTCAATTATTTTCGGTTTTTGATTCAAGTACAGTCTCTTTATAAGATTCGTATTTTACATTAATATGTTTTAAATATTCTTGCATAAGCGTAATTAATCTGAAAGTTATAATTTGACTAACAATATCATGTAAATTATATTTTCCACCTTGTTCAAATTCAACTATATCATACATCATATCTTTATCTTCTACAACAACATCAAGTAAATTTACTTGTTCTATAATTTCAGATTCAAACAAAGCCCCAACAGCAATATCTAAAAGCACATTAAATTTAACTGGAAGGTCTATTTGTTTAGAGTTCAACAAGTTTTCTAACGTAGTGAGAGTTTTTTTTGAAATTTCAAATAAAGTTTTTTGTTCTATTATTTCACTCATCTTCTTCCCAAAAAAGGTCTTCAAATGGACAGTCTGTATTGCCACAGTACATTGGATTTAATTCATTACACTTGGAGCAAACAATACTGTTTTGATCGTTCATTTTATTTTTCCTCCGTTTTATGTCCGAATGCAAATTCTCCACACTCTTCGCATAAAGAAATAAATCTATTTTTAGAATCTATAGCCCAAAGAACATCGTCATGAGAACACTTTTCTGTTTCATCGTTAGGCCAAATTTTTTTTAAATTAGAGTCGGTTGCAATCATTCTCCACACAAATGTTTTACCAAACTCTTGTGTTTTTTGACCTTTGAGTTCTAATAAAACATCTCCTTTTGATGGAGAAAATTTTTTAATACCACAATCTTCATTATGGTCTTCTTCAGACATAAAAATCCTTAGATAAATAAATCAAAATCTTCTATAAAAAAATCTTTTAGAGGAATTTCTTCTAGATCTATTTTATCATTTTTGCTTGTTTGCATCAATGTTGGATAATGCGTACCTTCTAAATTTAAGCGATCCATATTGCGAGCAATACCTTGTTCTTCAATAAGCGCCCTTTGCTCGTTTGTACTTAAGGTGGACTCAGATAGGAAAGAAGTTTTTTGAGAATCTTTTTCAATTGGCTCAAAACTATAATTTGATTGCCTTATTTCTGATTCACTAAGACTTACATCTAAGTCGCCTCTTGGGATATATAGATCCAAACGAGTTCCATTGTTTACTATTCTAACATAGTCAGGAATTTCATAATCAGATGAAGTCATCTTATACAATTTATCTTTAACTAAAACATTTCCTCTTACGTCTTTCCATGCAGCAACTTTTGAAGTTGTTGCTGAAGAAAGCCCTTGACCAGCGTTAGTGGCTGTTTGACCGGCAGAAGACTGTTGTTCAGCAGTTTGCATTGGGTGCCCCGATGACTGTTGTTGCTGTTGTTGTCTTTGCAACCACTGTCTTGTCATATCAGTTGGCACGTTTGGATACATTTCTTGCAATTGCGCCTCTTCTTCTTGTTGCTGTTGAAGTTGCCCAAGAACGCCGGGATCTGGAGTCGCATCAGAACCTGCTTGATAGGCTTGCTGTGTCATAACAGCATCGCCCATTTGAGATGTTTGTTGAGCAATCCCCATTGTCTGATTATACGATTGATCGTAAGGAGATGGAGTTTGTGCTAACGTATTGTTGGGTAATGATGTGAAATCAGATTCTTTTTTTTTAGATTCTCTTGGTAAATCTATTCCAAACTGCCCTAACGCTCTTCTGTCTCTTTCATCCATTTGAAAATCTTCTGGGTCTTTAATAATTGTTCTGGGATCTGCAAAAACACCTTGCTCTTCTTGCAGTCTTTCTGACTTTTCGATATCTTCAGGAAGAAAACCAATTTCTGGACCAATGTTGTCTTTAAACATTCCAGAAACTCCTTGAATTTCATCAATTATTGCTTTTATTCCAGCATTAAACTCTTCTACACCCATGCCTAATGAGTCTAACTGTTGCATCATAGCGTCTGTATTACCCATTATCTCTGGAGGCATAACTTCAGCAAGCATTTGAAGTCCTTGTTTTATTCTTTCATTTTGTGCCTGAAGACTTCTAATGGCTAACACAAAAACTTCTTCAACTAACTCTTTTGCTTCCATAGGGTCTATATCTCTTCCACTTTGTTCGATAGATTCTTCAACTACTTCATCTGAATAAACATTATTTATTGCAGTTTCAAGATAGTTTTCAGCATAATCTTCAATAAATGCTTCAATATTTTCTAGATCGGCCATAGCCTTTCTTGAATCTCCAGTATTTACGACTTCTTGTGCAAGAAAATGGTAAGGATAGAACAATTTTTTTTCTAAATACGCTTGAGGCATTAATTGCAATGCATCTTCATCATGTTGCAATTCTTGATTCATAAGAAGATAATCAGCAGCAGCAACTTTTTCTTGTTGCGGAGTAATCATTCCAGAAGTTTCTTGCTGATTAATCTTTTCTTCAGAATTTGCTCCTACATTTTCTCCTTTTGAGGGGAATTTGTTATTAGTTCTTTCTTTCTTTGCTTTTTCTTTTTTCTCTTTTTCAACATCTTCAAGCACTTCCATGATATCCATCTGATGCATACCTTCTGGTAAATCATGCGGGTCATTCCCTGCTTCTTTCCATTCAATTCCCATATTAACAATTGAAGGATCTACTAGCGGATCATTGCTGGCTACTCTCTTTACCTGTTCAAGCGCCCAAATAGTATATTCGTGCCCATATGATGGATAAAGAGTATTAATAATATCGCTTTCGTGAGTTCCCGCTTCCATAAAAGCCGCTACTCTTGCGAGAACTGGACGGTCTTCTTCTACATAACCATCAAATTTTGATTCATCAAGAGAAGCAAAAACTGGCTTTACTCTAAGAGAATCGTGAGATGCCGCTACTGCTCCGGGAATAAGAGTTTGTTGGTTTTGAGGCATCTTAGGTGGCGTTCCTACTCCATCAATCGGAATAGGACTCATATTTGTATTTGTTGGAGACATAGCATCTGTGGGAGATGATGGTTCTGGCAATCCAGTATTTCCTTCTGGGGGAGCCTCTTCCTCTAACCCAACAGGGGTATTCAAAACAGAATTGTGATATTGTTCTGGAACAGCAGTTAAAATAGAAGAAAGTTCAGCAATTGTTTCCGCTTCGTGAGCATAACTATAAAGTGCCCACCAGACAGCGCGGTTCTCTGTAACTTCACCAGATTTTGCCCATTGAGTTAACGCAGAATTAACTTGCGCTCTTAATGATTCAATATCTGAATCCTTCTTCTTAATTCCTGAAGCGGCTTCAAACATTAAATTATCTGAGATGTGATCAAATGGCATATCAGAACGGCTTACTGATGCTTGTGGAGCCATACCCGGGGCTGTTGTATTCATCATTTGAATTGGTTGAACGGCTTCCTCTTGTCCACCACCACCAAACAAATTACCAACAATTGGAACGTTACGAAGAGCATTACTAAGACCTACTGCTGAAAGACCCTTTTTTACATATGGCATAATTTTGGGCAAACCAGATTTAACCAATTGTGGGCCAAATACGGCGGCAGCAGCCGCTAGGGGTAGAGCAGACTCTTTTTGATAATTAGAAACAGAACTAATTCCGTTATAATTTTTATCTTGCGTATTCATCACTTCAATAATAAAACCAGTTCCGGGTAGATCTTCTTCTCCCAATTCTGGGTCTGAACAAGTAGTTAAGAAGTCCATAAGATAGCCCTCAAATTCATCAACATCTTCAGTCTTAAACTCTTCTTTTCTACGAAGAGAGTTTACATTCTGTAAAAGTTGCTGAACAAAACTATCTGGCTCACTTAGGGGGTCGGGCCATTCCTCTCCCTCTGGATCATAATTTTCATCGGCTGGACTTACTTTTTCACCCATTGCTAATTTTCTATCTTTCTTGGACATTTTAAACGCGAAATCAGACACTTTAACTCCTTGTTATGAAGATCTACCCTTTATTATCAGGAAACTACAACAATACAGGTTCCGTACCACCAACAGATATATCAATTATATCACCCGTTACGCTGCCATGAACAGTTGGAGTGTCATTAACATTTAATACAATAGGAGCGGCTGTTCCAATTGCAGTTTTTTCTTTAAATGTAATCAATTGGATAGTGTTTGGGCTTATACTTATATTAAAATCAGTGACTACAAAAATATCAAAATCTTCTTTAAGAATTGTTGCCCGAGCAATTTCAGATATTAAGAAAAAATAGTCTAATCTTGAATAATTTGCATCATAATATGGGATTTCTATTAATGTTGCTGTTTCTTTAACGTTTAATAACAATCCATTATTAATTTCTGTCAATTGTCCAACATCATCTGTTGATGCGGATACTTCGACTCCGACAAAATCTTGCAATGTGCTGATATCAGAAGCAATCGCTCCAATTATTGGAGTGTCTGTAAGATTTGATTCATCTAAAGATGATAAAGAATTAGAAACTGCTTCAAATAGTGTAATATTTTCAATTACATAAACTTCAATTGATACATTTTCAGATAGTTGAATTTGCTCCAACCCAATAGCATCGGCTTCTAATGAATCAAATTGATCTGATGCTGACGAGGTATCTGAACTTCCAATATCATTAGATATATTAGGTGTTTCTATTAAAGATGAAGAATCTGAACTTTCAGCATTTACATTTGACAAAGTAGATTCTGAAAGTTGTGCATCGTCGCTGATTTCAGGGGCTATTTCAACAAACTCTGCAAGATTTGACTGATCTTGCGATCTAAACCCGATGTTAGAAGTATCTTCAAAAAGATTTGAAAGGTCATCAGATGACAATTCAGCAGATATTAAAGGAATATCCGTTGTAGAAATATTATCAGTTCCGGGCGCTTCTGCTGCAACAAAATTGCTTGATTCTAGTAGAAAACCATCTGAATCAGAGGCTACTAGATCTGTAAAGACTTGAACGTTTTCAGATTCAATTCCTGAGTCAAGAGCATTTAGATCTATTGTGTTGACAAACTCAGATAATGTAGAAAAATCTTGTATATTGTCTAATAATATTTGAGTTATTTCTACTAATAGAGAACTATCACTAGAACTCAATGATGCTGCAATAGATTCAGAAAGGGCTATGCTATCTTGATTTGTAAGAAACAAGCCACCGTTTGAATCTGACAACGATAAACTATCGCTAGAAGATAGTCTTATATCAATGAATTCATTAAAAGTTACACTATCTATGTTTGCAACTGAAACAGAAAGTGTAAGTAAAATATCTGTTAAAGATAAAGAATCAACAACAGAATCTAAAAAGATTGATGAAACATTATCTATTAATACAGCAGAATCTGAAGATGTAACTGTTTTATATGGAATAGTAATTACATCATCAATAAATGTAAAATTAGTAGTCATGTTTATTTAATTAAGTTTTAATAATGTAATTCATTACAAGATAGGGCTGCATATTTGTATGCGGTGAGTTCCCACCAGTATTTCCAACAGATATACCAGTTGTATTACTATCAACTACTTGACCGGGAAAACTACTATTTGGTGATTGACCAGCACCTTGGAGAGAAGTCGCGCCACCGGGACTGTTACTAGTTGTATAATTTATAGTCATTGTATGACCATGACCGGGATCGGTAATTGGGTGGCTGTGGGAGGGAAGTTGACTAGTTGATAAGGTAACATTTTCTGTTCCACCTGAATCACCTTCTGTTCTTCCATTTCCTGTGCCAATTGGCATCCTAGTTGAAAGATCTGGGACATTAAAGGCAGTACCACTAGCAGTACCACTATAAGTATATCCAATTACACCAAAAAGCCCGGGATAATCTGCCGTTCCATAACTTGTTCCATCACATAATAAATAACCAGATGGGGCAACTGTACCCGCAAAAGACAAAACTGCTCCTGTTGGATTAAATCTTTCATCAGTAGATAAGTTTGAAACTGAACCTGCAATTGAAGAAACTGAGCCAAGCGTGGCATTATCAGTGTAGACTAAGTTGCTTGTGTCTGTAATCCCATGAACGGATGTTGTAGCAGCGTTATGAGTAATTACAGACCCTTGAGTTGCAGTTACAGACCCTTGAGTTGCAGTTACAGACCCTTGAGCGTTAGTTACGCTTCCAGCAATAGCAGTAACTGAATTAGATACTGTTGTAACTGTCCCTGCTACATAATTTAATTCGCTTTCAACATCAAGAATGCCTTCTTCTATATTATTAAGATTGGCCGATGAAATGGGAGTATTTGTGCTTGGTGAATCTTCCCATGTAGTTCTACTATATGCCATTTTTTCTCCTTGGAATTCCTATTAATTAAATTGTCGGAAAACACAGAAACCCGCCGTAGCGGGTAACTGATATTAAATTTATTTAGTTTGACTTAAGCCAATGAAAGTGATACAGAAAATGTCCATGTTGAAGCAGAAGTTTTTGAACCAAGATCTTCTTGCTTGCGATTGAGCATTCTTCCACCAGATGAGCCATTAAATACACCCCACTCATACCAAGTGAAGTTTGCATCTGCGGTTCCAAACGTAGAACGGAAAGTAATCGTACCGGCTCCTGCACCAGTTCCGTCTGAGTGTTGTGGATATGTTGCATCCATTCCTACACGAATTTGATTAGCAGTTCCGGCTGACGCTTGTAAATCATTTTGAGTAGCAGCAGCGGCAATTGTACCATTTCCTACTCCAATGTGAGCATTAGTATTGTCAAAGTAAGTTAGATTTTGACCACTTGATGCATCGCCATTTCCAATAAGAGTTTGCCAAATGCAAGAAGCCCCACCATTCATAAGAAGATTGCCCTCTTTTTCAACAACTTCATAAGGCTCAGATAAATCGTTGCCATGATACTTTTCGACCTTCCAACGGGCTTTCCATTGAACAGGTTGGTGAGTCTCATAATTAGCGCCAATTACGCTAGCCTCACCCATTTTTGCTGATTCATTCATTTTAAATAATTCCTTTCTTTTTACGCGCATAAAAAGAGTTTAAACCTTTCTTATATTAGAATAAGGAAAAGTTTGTAATAAAGGGATAAAAATACAAGAACAAAAACCGGCGAATAGGAACAGGATGCTTATGCGCTAGGCAATCTCGTATGTCGTGGTAAACGAGATAAAGTCGCCAGACGCGACGGCCTTACTTGGGCTTGCACCAAACCGACCGCCGCCATAGGCAGCAAACGGTGCAGAGTCATAGCCGAAAGCGATTGAGGTTGCAGTTGGCAGCGTTTCTACATTGAGTTGCCAGCGGAGCGTTCCGTCCCAGTAAACGGCGTTGCCAATCACGGTGTAGTCGCCAGCGGCTTCTGCCGAGTAGGGGAGGTTGCGAATCTCTATCTGCTGCCCAGCAACTCCTGCCTGAGTCGCGCTGACCTTCGCCTGCACGATTGCAGTGTCACCGATGCGGGTGTAGCGGGCGTGAGGGGTGGTGCTGGTCAGGTTGCCGTTTTGGTACAACTGCGGCGTCCACGTTGACCAGCCGCCAAGAGAGTTGGTCTGCACCCACGCGCTTGAGTCGTAAGTCAACTCGCGGTCGTTGTCAGTCTGGTAAATCTTCTGCCCCTCAAACGGACTCGCGGGCCGCGTGGAGGAAGTGCAGATGATGGTGCTTGTGGTGACGGCGGGCCACTGGGTTGCTTGGACGATCTTGCTGACGCGGATAAAACCGGGACCGCCGTTTGTCGTGGGGGCGGTGTCAAACTGGAATGTTCCAGAACTAGCGTTGACAAGTGCGCTCCACTGGAAAGTGTGCGAACCGGCTGGTGGTGTGAGGCGAACCTTCGCGTAGAACGGCGTTGTGTCGTTGACCTGCACACCGACACGCTGCTGAAATGAGCCGTCAACGTAAAGGGACGACACCAAGTAGTAGTTACCGATAACGGAATAAGGGCAGAACATTTCTACAATGATTGGCGAGCCATCGCACACCGCCGTTACGGAACCGCCCACGTTCTGACCAGTTGTTGACGTAACGACAACCGCGCTTGTCAGGTCAAGATGGGCCAACTCCACCAGCCCGCCGCTCGCCGTCACTACCTGTGTGTCTGTGAGTGAGGTCATGCGGACACCGCCTTGACGTATGCGTTTCCAAAGGTGTTGAGGTACGCAGTATTCGGATAACTCAACTGAACGTAGAAGCGATACGACTTGCTTGCGTACAGGTACGCGGTCATTGGGTTCGGAGTGCTAAACCGCGTGTGGTAGTAGTAGCCGTTGAAGTCTTGGCAGTAGTTCAACTGGATGTACTGAGAACCGTCAGTTGCTCCAAAGTGAATGTAGATGCCAATGCCGGTGTTCAGTTCAATCATCCCCGACCTTTGAGAAATCTCGTACCATCCGTCCCACGGCGGAGTAAAGGTCAGACTGTTGTAGTCACCACCTGTCTGCTGGACGATGCTGGATGTGGTCAAGGTCATTCTGTTAGAGCCGGATGACCATCGGCAAAGAGTCGCCTGTCCAAGCGGTAGCCACTTGGTGCCGTCGTACTGCATTGGAAGCACCGCGCCAATGTTCCCCGCAGCAGAGTGCCTGTAGTGAACAACGTCGCCGTTTTCTGGATTCGAAGGCAACTGCGTCACAATAGGCGGGGTCCAGAAGGGCTTGAGGCCGTCGTTCTGCTGGACGATCTTGCTGACGCGGAGAAACTGCGGAGGGTATGGCGAACCTGCTCCAACGTATCCGTTCCTTGATGCGTTGCTGACGTAGCCGCCAACCCTAAAAGTGTGCGAACCAACAGCCGGGGTCATGCGGTATTGCAGCGCCACAGGGACAAGATGCCCAATAGCGTTCGTGCGGTTGGCGACCCTTCCCCAACTGTCCTCTTGCACAGAACCGTCATAGACAAGAGAGAAGTTGAGTTGGTCGCCGGTTCCCGCAGCGTCCTGCGTTGCCCTAGCGATTGGCGCGTAGTATTCGACAAGAACTGGTGAGCCGTCGCAAACCAACGTCATTTCCGGCGTAAGCCAGTCGGGTGACGCAGACGATGTAGCAGTGAGGGTGACGGCGTTATCGTTCTCCGAGTACCCCAACTCCACCAGTCCACCCGGAGTGATGGGCTGCGCCCCGCCGAACGCTGACAGGTTCGCCATCAGTCAGCCTCCGTAAAATAACTAATAACTTGACTTCCGCTAGACGCTATAGCATATATTGCAGAGGTTGGAGCCTTATCAATTACTAATGATTGACTGGGAGCAAGTCTGGCGCCTGTATTGACAACAATTGCAGTTGATCCGCCAATCCATACATAGTCACTCCCAAGATTTTGGAGTAAAATTGTTCTTCTGTTTGCATCTGCTGTTAATACTGTTCCCATACTAGTAGTAATACTAGCAGATCCTTGATCAATTGTCGAACCACGTTCAATAACATTTGCAGTTCCCGCAACAGAAACTGTACCCTGAGTGTATATAGCGCCTGTGTCTGCGTTAGTAACGGTAGTTGTTCCAGCGACATAAGCGGGAGCAGAGGCTGGAATAGTTACTGTACCAGCAATATATCCGGGAGCAGTGTTTGGTATTGTTGCAGTAGTAGTCCCCTGTACATAAAGTGCGTCAGTTGATGGATTTGTAACTGTTGTAGTACCTTGTATATACAAAGCGCCAGTATCAGCATTAGTTGCAGTTGTTGTTCCTGCAACATAAGCAGGGGCTGTGTTTGGTATCGTTGCAGTTGTTGTTCCTTGCACATAAAGTGCGCCAGTATCAGCATTGGTTGCCTCAACAGTTCCGCCAACAAACCAGTTACCTGATTGGATTGCAGTGACGGGCCAAGTTCCAGAACCAACATCAGCAGTTACAGTCCAAGCGCCACCTTGATTGACGGTTCCACCTACATTCCACACTCCAGATTGAATAGCATTTACATTCCATGTTGCGTTTTGATAAACCGTACCAAGCACAGGAACCGTTGTTGACGGATCAGCAGTTACTGTACCTTGAACCTTAACGGTATTTACTACAATTGGAGCGCCCATTATGCTGTAATCCTATTCACGAATCCACCGACATTAACAACTGATCCAACGTCGGCATATGCTTTCACAACAAGTCCATTTTGTAAAACAAAAGACGGGATAATTTCAATAAGACCCACATCTGGAGGAAGTGTGAATGAAACTTCATTATTTGCACCAGTTCCACCGTACTCAATTGTTAGAGTTGCATCGCTAGTGTGATAATTGGTTGCAAAAATGTGAAGTTCATCAATGTCATCGGTGCCGGATACGGCAGTATGGATTGTATTAGCCCCAGCAGTTGATGTTCCTGTTATTTGAATAAACCTACCATTAGTAGATCCAGATAGTAAAAGTTTGCTAATAGATGCCATTATCCGAATACCTCTTTGTTAAGTTTGACTAAGAGGGCTAAATCATCCCCTCCTACATTAAGATTCGTGCCAACAACAAATGTTCCATCTGTTGTTAATTCAGCAGAACCTGAACGATATAATTTTGTATCTTCTGTCGCAGAACCTGAACCCCACTCAACCGTACCACCAGCATCAATTGTTAAACGAGGATTACTATCATCATCGTCTTTTATCTGGAAATTATTATCATCAAGAGCAGTTCCTTGAAGTAATGATTGTTGTGGATGATCTACATAATAACGAGAAGTTGCAGTTCCAAAAGAAGAAGATATTTCTATATCATATACACCAATTGTGAGCCAACCATCAAACGATCCGTCAGCATTAGAAATAAGTGGTTGAGTGACTGTGCCCGAACCAGTTTCAGCATCATAAACAGTCGCTACGCTAGCGCCGGGGACGGTGGTAATGTTTGCAGTGGCCCCCTCAATAGCGTTACCATTTAAATCTAATACTTTTCTAGTTATTGGTGTTCTTAAAGAATCGTAACTCATATTTTTAACTCAATGTAATATTGATAGTAATTTCCCAAGTTTCGCCAACTTGCTTTGTCCCGATGTAATCAACTTTTCTATTCAATACACGACTTGTTGCAACTGTTCCATTCAATATTCCCCACTCATTCCAAGGAAACACGGCAGCGGCACTTCCAAAAGAACTTCTAAAAGATATCGTTGAATTAGCAGAACCCGTTCCGTCTGAATGAAGTGGATACCCTGTTTCCATCGTACCATATGCTCTATAGGTGTCTGTTGTTCCTAAAGCCCCAGTGTCTAAATCTGTTTGATTAGCAGTTGCCGGAAGAATAGATGTTCCAATTCCAATATAGGCATTATTTGCATCAAAGTATGATAAAGCAGAACCTCCACCACTAATTCCATTTCCTAGCATGAATTCCCACATAGCAGATGCTCCACCGTGTAGCAATAGATTTCCTTGTCTTTTAACAGTTTCATAAGGTTCTATTAATTGTTTTTTAACTATCTCAATAGAATCTGCTTTATATTTATTAACTTCCCAATTAACTTTCCACTTAAAAGAATCTGACATTTTATTTCCTATAATAAGCAATTATTGAATCGTTTACACCCGGAGCGGTTGCCATTGTAATAGTAGACGTTCCTAGTGTATAATCTCCAGCCGTTCCTGAAGTCATCAAAAGTCCTCCTACATAAAGTCTTAGACTTTCTGGGGGAGTTGGAGTTCCCGCAAGCGTAAAGGTCACATTTACGTTATTTTTAGTTCCTGAAGGAACTTCGTTATCAACAAAAGTAGTTGATGTTGGTAATGCTGTTGGCACATATGCTGTTCCGTTAAAAATCAACGCTTGACCAGAAGTTGCTGAACCAGCAGATAGGTTAGAAACGCTTAAACCAGCAGTGCCGATATCTGCATCTTCTATATTTAGAGGGCCTAATCTGCTTTTTGGTACTTTTGAATTACTCATTTAAATAATTCTCCATTTGCTTTTTGATGTAGTGTTAAAATAATTCATCCAATATTGTTCATGTTGTTTTTTAGGACTTACTATATCAAGAACAGGACTTTCTTCTAATGATTGTATATTTTGTGGTGTTTGATTTTGTGCAGAAAAAGTTTTATTGTATTCTTCTAAGGTTTCTTCTGGAACTTTTAAGAACATTTCAACTATTTGTTGAAGATAAAGACTAGTATTTTTAGAAAAGTTTGTTTTGAGCCATTCTTGTGGAGTTGAACTTTTTTTAAAATTTTCTACTTCTTTTTCTTGTGCCTGTTCAATTTCTTTTAGCACTTTATAGTATTTATTATCAATAAAAGTTTTTTTTGCTTCAATATTTTCCATATAAAATTTATTATATTGATTATTAATATTTAAATATTCGTCGAAAGTTAAGTTTCTATTTTGATTTTGTAAACGTTCTTGTAGAAGTTGAAGATAATAAAGAGAATCATTAAGTTTTTTATCAGTTTTAAATATTTCTTGTGAAATTCTGTTATAAAACAAGTCATGAACATATTTTGGTAAATCAATTGAATAAGTATTCATAACTTTTGCAAATTCAAATATCGTATACTTACTGTTTTCTTTCCACCAAAAAAGGCCACCGACTGACGCTATGTAGTTGTTTTGTTTTGCTCTTGCAATTCTAGCATTAATTTGTTGATAATTTGGTTGTTCAAACCCATACCAATAGTTGCGCCAATTTTCACTTTGCCATAAGTCTTCAGTTGAAAAACCAAATTCGCCATTAGCATGGTTTCTTGTTAGCGCAAATTGTCTAATTATATTTGCACCTTCTTCAATTGAAGGCCCAAGTCCCCTTGGCATAGATTTTTTCCACATATTAATTCATTCCTGTTGGATTTGTTCTTGGAGGTCTACGATCTGGGAAATAACTTGGTCCTCTAGAGGGTCTAGTCCCTCTAACAACTCTTTTAAAATTAGAAGTAAAACTTTCTGCTTTAATAAGATGAGGTTCAAGTGGTCCCGTTGTATGTAAATCGTAAGTAACAATAGTAGTTATATCGTCAGAATACATAACTGTTCCGACTTGACCTTCTCGTATCCTAACTTTTTGATTAATTTGAGTATCTGGAGTTGGCCCGCTTTTACCGGGATTAACTGTAGGATCTGTTGGATGATCCTGTGGACGATACTCAACTACAGTACCCTCAATCTCAACTAAATTTTTAACGTATTCCCCGCTTTTAAATGCACTCATCTCTTATATTAAGTCAAAGTCATACAATAAAAATGAGCCTCACAATGGAGGCTCATTTCTTTTAATTTATTACTGTTCTGGAGTAATCGGTGGACTAAGATCTGTATCTGAAACTACAGGATCGTCAACAAATACTTCCACATCATTGCCAACATCTGCGGTCAAAGATGCAGGATTTGCATAGGCTTCAGCACTAGCAAGTTGCACCTTTGAATTAGCAAAGTATGAACGTGATGCTGCTACAATAGCCTGAGAAAGAGCAGAAACAATACCTGCGATAGTCGCTAACCAAAAACCGTACTTATCAGATACTTCTGCTGGCAAAGCGCCAGTAAGCGTTGTTAGAAAAGTTGCTACAGAAAGCAAACCAGCAGTTACTGCGGTAATAATACCAGTAATAGTTACTGGACCCCAACCAACGCTAATGTTTGGTGTGTTCAATTTAATCTCCTAAGTTAATTAACTTTCTTACTAAAACGACGCAATCTTCTACCTAAGCGCTTCTCTAGAGATTTTTGCGCCGCATTTCTATACTCTATCTTATTCCAAGGACCGTAATAACGCAAGTCACCTACTCGGATAAAGTATCTTTTATTTCTTCCCTCTCCACGACTGACTGGAGCGAGAGTTGTTCCACGATAAAGTGGGCTATTCTTAATTTGATTTAGTACCTTATCACGATATTCTTTTTTCTTCCAGCGTGCAATCTTACCATTGACTGTAAGAAGTTTTTGTTGCGCTCCTAAATCTTCTAGCCAATATTTACGACGAACTGGATTTGGAACATAATCATCTACAGCAGGAGGTACAATAATTGTTGCTCCAGCAATCGGTCTACGACCTGTTGCTACCATATTATTTTTATTACCTTCTATTGTTGATACTGTTCCGTCGCTGTTGTGAGCAGTGATAATAGCAACGTGAGTACCACAATTTACCCACAAAGATCCGGGCGGGATCTTCCCTTTTCCATTCCACTTATATTTTTTACCTTTTTGGCAAATAACAGCAGTAGAAGGGTGATTGATTCCTGCATCATCAACTCCTGCTTCTGAAAACATTGCGTCTGAAAACATTCCGCACCAAGGTTCGCCTTTCATGCCCCATCTGGCTTCCCAGCGGTCAATATCTTTTCCACGGTTTGAGCCATAGGGTACTTCTCTGACTCCTAAATATTGAAATGCTTTTTTTACTACTTTTTCACCTTTTGTCATTTTACACCTTTATGGAATCATATAGCCTAGTACTAGTCCTAAGACAGCACCTACTAATGGACCTATCATAGCAGCAATAATTGCAACTGTCAAGGTTCTTCTATAATTTCTATCTTCTGTTGTTTCTGTTTTTTCTTCAAACATTTTCTTTTCAGTTTGATTTAGTTGATACTTAAGTTGATCAATCTGTAATGCTTGAATTTCATTTTTTATACTTTCGATTTGTTCCCCCAACCCTGAAAACTTTTCATCTAGTGCTATTGTCAAACTATCAAACGCATCTCTGCTTTCCTGTCTAAAATCTTCAAATTCTCTATAGTTAACATAAGAAGGTTGACCATTCATTTCGGGAAAACTGCTTGACATTTTTAAATCCTTTTCCATTTATTTTTAATTGACGATCTTCTTTCCCCCTCTTCAAAATTAGGTGGAGCAGGAGATTGTCCTTGCGGCATAGGAGGAAACTCAGAATTTTGATTTTCTAACTCTAACGGATTACCTGCTTGAGAAACATCTTGTTGAACAACTTGATAGTTTGGAGCATCTGGTTCAAAACTGTAAGTTTGATTAGGATCAAACTCTGCTCCAAAATACCCTACTGGTAAGGATCTTGACTCCCAAAACATTGCCATAACGTGAGAACATGGCCGACCTTCAAATTTCTTATATTTTCTTGTTCTTCCGTATGCATACTGACCCCATTTACACTCACAGTTCCAATGCGTAATTCTTTGACTGCTAGGGTCTTCTCTATATATTATGCATTCGTAAATACCATTATCACCCTGTACTACTCCTTCAACTGCATTTTCAGCATTGGTGTTTATTACTACTTGACCGCCATCTTTTAGACGTTTTGCTTTCATTTCAACGTCGCGCCAAGCGGCTTCTCTTCTAATTTGCTTTGATATTTCAAGAATTGCTGACTCTACATTTGATGAACTTTTATAGAAGTTATTAATAAATGAAGACAAGTTATCTTTTGTATTCATTTCAGGATTGTCAACAACAATATCCATCAAAGATTTCAGTATTTCTCCCACTTGAGGGCCACTATCAATGCCTAAAAGTTGCATAACTTCGTTGCCATTAATTGCTAAATCTTTGGGAGTAAAAGCATTTTGTGCTTCATATTCAGCATCAATTAATTGCCTCATTAAATCAGACATTTCTCTTGTAGCACTATCATTGCCTTTACCTAAATAATCTGACTCTTTAAGATCAAGTAAATTATGAGCAATTTCGTAAGAACCGGCTTGATTAAGAAACTTTCTTGCTCCCTTTGATGAATTAAAAATGGGGAACATATGATTTTGAATTAATTGTTTAATTCTTGCTATTCTGTTTGCAGGATATCTTAATCTTCTTAAAATATCTTCAGCCATTTGTGCGCCAACAGTTTCATGGTCTTGTCCTTGACCAGAATCATTTTTATAATAGTGACCATTTCCCTCTTCGTCGTACCAAACAGAATCTGGTTTGCCAATATCGTGAAACAAAGCCGCGAGTCTCATATCTGTATCATCAGATCTGCGAGCCATATTTTTGACAACTTCCATCAGGTGAGTCCCTAGATCATAATTATGATGTTTGTTTTTTTGATCGTAACCAAATGTTGTATGAACTTCTGGCAAGAAGTGTTCTAATACTCCGGTTTGTTGACCAATTTGTATTGCTTGATGAGGATGTTCTCCGCTGAGTATTTTATCTAATTCCATGCCCATAATCTCTGGAGCGATTTTAGCCAAGTACGGGCCATATTTACGCATTTGTTCTTTAGTTTTTTCATCTGGTTGTAAACCGTGCTTGCTTATTGCAGTTAATGCTCTAAGCGTTCTTGAAGGATCATCTCTAAAAGAGTTTTCATTGATAACTCTTAACAATCCCTTTTCAATATCATCAATTCCATTTAAAGGATCTACAATCTCTCCGGTTTGAGCGTTTACGGCAATTGCGTTTGCAGTAAAATCTCTTCTTTCTAAATCTCTTTCAATTCGAATAGACGGATCACTTTTAAATTCCCAATCTTTACTTTCTTCTCCAACCTTAGTTTCTATTCTTGGTAAAGCAATTTCTACTTCTTCGTTTTGATATCTAAACCTATATACTGGAAACTGTTTTCCAGTTTTATTTAATGTTGCATTTGGGAAATTACTTAATACAGACTTAATTGTATCTTCGTCTACTCTTGCTACCAAATCTATGTCTTTTGGTTTCTTTTGAAGAAGAACATCTCTAACCGCTCCACCAACTACATAAACTTCTCCAAATGGAGATAATAGTTCAACAACTGTTTTTGCCGCAGGATTATTTCTTACTAATCTTAGTATATATTCACTTAGATTATCCATTTAAATTCCTCTTCGCCTACTTGTATCTGGGGCAAATCCTTCAGAACCCCAACTATCTTCTCCCTTATAAGGTTCTGTAGTCGCTAATAAACCTTCTTGTACCCTTTCCCATCTTTCGAATTCTTCTGTGCTAGGTTCTGGCGGCATCATATAAAAGTTTATTTGCCCACCAGCAATTCCTCCTGCTCCAGCGTCTGGATTTTCATTCATATAAATAGTATTTTTTGCATATTCTAATAAATTAATTAATTCATTCATGCTTCTTTCCAAAAATCTAGAATTATATGATCCAAGTTGAAATCTGTCATTGAACATTTTATTTATTGGATTTACAATTGCATTTAATCCTGTTTCTTTAGCAATGTAGTATACAATATCTCTTAGTTCTCTAAGTTTTGTTTCATACAGACCAGAATCATCAACTTCTTTTCGCAGAAGGTCTTGTTGTATCAATTTTCTTTCTTTATCCGAATCACTATCTCCCGGCTGAATTTGTTTTTCTTCAAGTTCTAAAGGAGGTCCAGTTAATGTATTTTCATTTTGATTAAACCAAATTGTTCTTTGAATAGGAGAGTTTAAATTTCTTTCAAAAAAATTTCTCGTCAATTCTTTTATTTCTTCAGACAAATTAATTGCATATTGAACATAATTTATTAAATATGTTCTTGATTGATTAATTTCTTCTTTAGGCATTGATTTTGGCTCTATTTGAAATTCAACGTAAGAATTTTCAAAGTCGTAATTATAGTTCCAACTTCCATATTCACTTTCTAGACTTTTAGAAATTTCTGAATCATCAAACAAATGGTATATATCATTTACCGAAGTTGTATAATCAACACTTGAAATTAAATCTTTTAAAACTATTCTAATTCCATTTAAAATTGCAATTTTGTTTTTTTTGTTTTCTTTGTAAAACATAGATGTTTGTTTTTGTACATAAAAATCAAAAGCATTTACATAGGTATTAATAATTTTTTCAATTTGTCCTGTAGAAATAGAGGTTAAAATAATATATGTTCCAAGTCCTTTTACTGATTCATAAAAATCCCATATTTCATCTGAAATATTATTTTCTTCATCAAAAAGCAAATTTTCGTATTTTTCTACAATAGAATTTATAAAATTAAAAACATTTGAATATGACCCGTCAAAAGTATATGGCTCTACTATTCTAACGAGAGCATATCCATAGTCATCTCTTTCTAGTTCCTCTACCGGGGTGTCTTCATCTGGATAATAATAATTCATCATATCAAACAAATAAGCGCTCTCGCCATAGTCACCTTCTACCCATTGCCAGAGCGTTTCTAATTCATCACCACTAGATATTTCGGGTATATTTGAAAGTCCCCAAAAAACATCTGGTTCCATATGATATTCAGTTGTTTCTATATCTTCTTCTGCAACGGGCAAATCGCTCTCATAATAAAGACCACTTCTTTGTCCTTCTGGTTTATCAAACCAATCGTGACCAGCACCATATGCCGCAACTGCTTTGAGTCCTTTTATTTCTTCTTCATAAGCCCATCGGGGGTAATCAAATGGAAGTGGTATGCTTTTTATTGCCTCTTTGTGTTGTTCGACTGCATCTTCTGTGCTTGATGCGTTATAAACATACTCTTTACCATTTCTTGTTCTGACTATATATTTATTTGGATTTTTGCTTTGTCTTTGAAAACTTTCTTGTCCGAAGAAAGCATTTAAAATCTTTTGTTCATTTTGTCTTACGGCATGATCCTGACGACCAAACGCTTGTCCCAGAATCACCCCTTCTTTATCTAATTCCAAAGTTGTCCAAGGAACTCCATCCGGGTCGCGCACAGAATAAACAGTATTAAGATCTTCATCCCTTCTTCTAATATGAGGCTGTTCCCAACTTCCAATACAGTGGTTACATATCCTTCCTTCTAATTCTAAATCGTCTGTACTTTCAAGTCGGTATACTCCCCAAACTCCCGGTTTTGCTTTTTCGGGATTACCTTTTTTAACTTCAAAAGTAAAAACAGGACTATCTGATTCGTATGCGACTTCTCCTTCTTTAAATTGTCTTAATAATTCTTTATATTCTTCTCTTTCTTTTGTTTCTGTTTCTATCTGACGAAGAGAAAGGCTTAGTTCATTAAAACTATCCATTCCTTCTAAATTTGTAGGAAATCTTAAGTCTTTATATTCATTTAAGAGATATTGAAGCCTTATACTGTTCATATATTGAATTGCATTTACGGCACCTTCAAATATAGTATTTCTAGCCGGATAGTTAGACCTGTTTTGTACATAGAAATCTAAAACTTCTTCTGGACGCATTTTAAATATTGATCCGTCTAAAATCATATCTAATATATTTTCAAAATTTTCTACATAGTTTCCATATCTATCGGTTAATAGCATAGAAACTTTATTTAAGGTAGTCAAAAACCCAAAATCTAAATGATTATCTTTTTTCATTTCTTTAATTTTTTGATTAAAAAGATTTTCAATTTTTTGCAATTTATTGTTTAATTGATTATTGTCTGAGTTTTGTAAACTAAACCACCAGCGCCAACTAAAATCTATTTCTTCATCTAAAGAAATATCTGTGTAAAGTAAGCGATCTATTGTCCCAATAAACTCTGATTCGGCGCTCCAGTCATATGATTCGCCAAGAAACTCATAGTTTTCACTATTAATAAAATCTCCAACTTTTGTATTTTTACCAAAGTTTCCCGTCCAAAGTTTTCTAAAATCTTCTTTATAAGATTGTAAATAATCTTTATCTCTATATAAAGGATCAGTTGGTCCACTAAAAAGATACATTCTATATGCATTATTATTGATCATCACATCATTTCTTTGTACTGCTTTTTTGTACAAAGAAATAATTCCTCCCCAAAATTTAATGCTTTCTTCCGTTAAAACGCCCATATCAACAATAGATTGTAAACGCTCTTTCCAAACGGGGTATCTTTTATTCCATTTTGATTCTTCACTGATCTGCTTATCAAGGATTTTTTGAGCGATTTGCTTTATCTTGGATTCTTCACCCTCGTTGCTATTTTTATTAAAACTGAATTTAAAATCTTCACTATCGGTTTTATTTATATTATTATAATATTGAGCAACTGCTTTTAGGTCTTTTTTGCCAAAGGTGCAGTCGCAAGGATACCCTTTAGAGTTTAGATGTGTTTTTTGACGAAAAGATCTATTATAAAAAGTAGATTCATAATAATAATTTACAAAATCGTCTTTTGTAAATGCTTCTTTTTGAAAAGCAATTCTTTGTCCAACATTTTTTAGGCGATCAAATGTTCCGTTATTATCTAAAAATTTATAAATAACATTACCTTCGCTGTAATCGCCATAGTCAATCTGATCTTCTTTTCTTTTTTGATGCACTTTTTTATACATTGCCTTAGCATCTTCATATTTATGATTATCAATCAAAGTATTAATTTTGTCAGATACCTGAACCCCCATTAGAATCCAATCAGGCTTTTCTTTTTTAATATCTGTAGTTGGTCTTTTTGGTTTAAGAACCCATTCGTTTTTTTGAAAATCCCACGCGCTTCTAAGACCGAGAATAAAAAGGTCTTCAATGTCTACACCAATTGGTTGAACAAAATGTTGATATTGGTGTTTAGTTCTAGGAAAGAAGGTGCCGTCTAAAGATTCAATCACAATAGCAATAAGATCTGCACGATCTTCTTCATCAAACTCGTCGGCGTTACAAACAATAGAAATGTCTACATCTGATTTTTCCGAATATTGATATGTACAAAGAGAACCTGTTAAATAGAAATCAAAAGCATATGGGTTAAAGTTGTTTTGTCTAAAAACTTCTCTAACGTGATCTAAGTGATATTCAAAAAAAGCACTTTTGGGAGTCATCCCGTTAAATACATCTTGATCTAAAGTATCGTGAATCGGATCTAGAATGTTAGACTTTTTATGGATTAAATTCTCTTCCACTTCAATACCTTCCAACTTGATTCTTTTGTATTGTTAATCCAATGTTCGTAAATTTCTTGCCAGTTCACTTTGGACTCATCTAGCCAATGATTTGCTATATCTGTCGGTTCAGGAATTCCCATTAGGCCATAAACAATCTCTCGCATTTTTCTAATATAATCTTCTTGAGCCTCTGGATCGTCTGGATATCTTCTTTCAGCATCGCTTCGCCATTTTTGATCATCATTTTCTAATTGCATTAAAATTTCTTCTTCATCGGTATATTCAGCAAAATCGTTTCTAAGTTGTTCATTATATGGACCAATTACTCTTTCGATTGCTGCCATAGCAAAGTCATCAACAGAAATATTTTTCTTTGCTAAATCCGTAAAATACAAATAGTCATCATAATCGTTTTCCATCATAAGATTAACGTTCCAAGTTTCCCAGTTTGTCCAGCCATTATGATCTGAGATTTTATTCCATTTAGACCCTTTCCACCAACTTTCGGGTTCCCACTTATCTAGAATTTGATTTTTTCTTTGTAAAGAATAAACTTCATCGTAACCTAATTCTTCGTTTACTTTTTCAAACCAATGACCTAAAATTTCATCAAAGTCTACTTTCAGAATATCATCAATTCGTTCTGTTTCGTCACAGGTTCTGTTATGTACATCAATAACCATTTCTTCAATTTTTTCACGCCAAACTTCTTTTAATTCAAAAAAAGTTTCACTTGGGTATTTACTAATGGCTTTTTTTGCTAAATCTAAAAAATATTTATATATATTAAATTCGTTTTCCATAATGTTATTTGTCAAAAACGTTTCCCAGTTTGTCCAGCCTCCATAGTCAGAAACTTTTTCCCATTTAGAAAACAAATTAAATGAATTGCCAAATTCTCTTAATAGTAAAGATCGAACTTCATTCCAGTTTATCATTCCCTCATCTATGATATATTCCGCAGGATCAAATGGAACTCCATCCATTTCCCATTTATCCATCATTGCTTGAGTTAAAGAATTAGCAAGTTGTTGATCGCCTCTTGATATATTATTTGCAAAATATTCTACATAAGCAAAAACTTCTTCTTCTGATAAGGCTCTCCATTGCTTTGCGTTTCTAGGAAGGTTGTCAGGGAATTGCTTAAAAGTGTTTTGATTAAACTTCTTTATAAAAGGAATAAAGTATCTTCTTACATCATCGGGAGTAGGATTTGCTTCAAAAAGTTTATCTAGATTTAACATACTATCTTGACCATGTTCAGCAATTAAAAACTGGGCGACCAACTTTTCTTCTTGACTTGAGGCAAGTCTAACGTTTGAAACTTTATTTAAACTCACTACCTCTACTCTTTCTCTAACAATCTCTTTATCTGGTTCAGACGCTTTCCATAGACGAACAAAATAATCTAAATTTATTGGAACTTTAACATCTTCTTTATATAAAGAAATAGATTTATCAGCAGGAAGATAGTCTCCTGTGATATAATTATCTTCTAGGGGTTCTTCAAAATCAAAATTATTTACAAAGTGAATTTGATCTTGATCTATATTCCAAATAAATCTATATTGCATAATTATTCTCTTTAGATATCTATATCTTAAGGCTTAGAATAACAACCTTATTTAGTGAAAAAGGGGTCATTACTTAAATGTTTCATTTACCTATTATTTTATCAAATAATAACGCTGTAGTCCCAGAAGTTGCTCACAATGGAGATGCTGGTCTTGACTTGGTTGCCTGTGAAGACTATACTCTATACTTGGGTGAAGTAAATTCAGTTAGTACCGGGATAGGCATTGCTATTCCATTAGGATATTGCGGATTAGTACTTCCGCGCTCTTCTATGGGCAAGAAAGGCATTATCATCCCTAACGCTCCCGGACTTATTGATTCTGGATACCGTGGAGAAGTAAAAGTAATGCTTTTAAATTTGTCTAACAATATCTATAAGATTAAAAAGGGAGACAAGATCGCGCAATTAGTTATTGTTCAACATGAGCGCGTTTCTCTTGAAGAAGTTAACGAACTTCCACCTTCACACGACGGTAGGGGTGTCGGCGGGTTCGGATCTTCTGGAAAGTAAGATCTAAATTATTTTTAGTTACTGTAATGTAAAGTGTACTTTGTTGTATTTAAAGGAGCGTAGAATGGAAGAGAACGAGAAGCAGCAAAAGTTTAGTCCGTCTGGACTTGGAGAGATTATTTTTAAAGAGAGATACGCTAGAAATGAAGAAGAGACTTGGGAAGAAGCCTGCGAAAGAGTTGCGCGTCATATCGCTGACGCAGAGACTAATGGAAAAGTTAACAAGTACTCAGAAAAATTTTATGAGGAATTGGTAACAAATAGGTTTATGCCCGGTGGTCGTATTTGGTACGGGGCTGGTCGTCCAAAGGGACAGTTACTTAACTGTTTTGTTATTCCAGTAGACGATTCCCGAGAAGGTTGGGGAAAGATGCTTTATGACACTACTGTTATTTCAGGTTTAGGTGGCGGCATTGGAGCAAACTATTCAAAGCCCCGTCCTCGCGGATTCGCAATTAAGGGAACTGGTGGAGTATCAACAGGTGCTGTGTCTGCTATGAAGATGCAAGACGGTATCGCTAATGAACTTCGTCAAGGCGGTGGGCGTCGTGCTGCTCTTATGCAGTGCCTTAATATTAATCACCCAGATCTTGAAGAGTTTCTTCACGTTAAACTAGATCGTCAAGAACTTGAAAATGCAAACATTTCTGTTGTTCTTAATATGCCAACAGAAGAATTTGTAAGATTAGTTCAAGAAGATGGTGATATTGTATTAGAATTCAATGGACTCCCAACTGGTGAAATCCTTAAGGCTAAAGAAGTTTGGGAGACTCTTGTAACAAATGCGTGGAATTCTGGTGAGCCGGGTGTTCTTAATGGGCACCTTGCAAACAAGATGAACAACATATACTACTATGAAGAACTTATTTCTACTAATCCTTGTGGTGAAATTTGGTTAGGCGCATATGATTGTTGTGATCTTGGCTCTTTGGTCCTTCCAAGATTTGTTAAGGACGGAGAATTTGATTGGGACCAGTTTGATGCTTCAATTCGTCTTGCTGTTCGTTTCTTAGATAATGTACTTGATGTTAATCATTTTCCTCTTCCTGAGATTCAAGAGAAGTGCCACATGAACCGTCGCCTTGGCGCTGGCGTTATGGGACTTCACACTATGCTTTTAAAATTGGGTCTTCGTTACGATTCAGAAGAAGGATTTGAATTCGTTAATAAACTATTTGAGTTTTACAAGAATGTAGCCTATGATGCTTCTGCAACTCTTGCTGCTGAGAAGGGACCATTCCCCGGTTTTGATCGTGACAAATATTTGCAAGGTGGTTTTGCTAAGACGCTTAAGCGTGGTATTCGTAACAAGATCAAGGCTCACGGTCTTCGCAACTGTGCCCTTATGACTATTGCTCCTACCGGAACTACTTCTATGGTATCTGGTGTAACTAGCGGCATTGAGCCTTTGTTTGCTCCCGTATACTGGCGTCGTTATCGTGTTAGCGATGAAAAAGGTCGTGACCAGAAAAAACAAGAACTTGTTATTACAGATGAATATAAGGAGTTTGGTGAGATTGCCGTTGGTGCTTATGACATTCCTGTAGAAGCACATTTTGAAATGCAGAAGACTGTGCAAAAGCACATTGATAATGCAGTATCAAAGACAATTAATCTTCCAAAAGAGTATCCACTTGACAATCTTAGCGACTTATGGTTACAATACCTTGATTCATGCAAGGGAACAACTATTTATCGTCAAGGTTCTCGCGGAGAAGAGCCACTAGAACACATTCCTGTAGCAGAGGCTAAAAAGATTATTGAAGAGCAAGGTATTGTCATTGAAGGATCTAACTTTGCTGAACTTAATTCTCTTGAGTGTGTTGGTGGGGTTTGCGATATTCCAGATTTAGAAGAAGTTGCTGCTGCATAAGGTTAGTTGCTATAATTAAATAGCAACGTTCGGGAGTAGTTCAGTGGTAGAACAGTCGGCTGTTAACCGATATGTCGCAGGTTCGAATCCTGCCTCCCGAGTATGCGGCTATAGTTTAGGGGTAAAACGTTGGCCTTCCAAGCCATATTCGTCGGTTCGATTCCGACTAGCCGCTTGCAGTATGATATAATGTAAAAAACAGATTGGAGTATGATATGGTTAATGAGCGTAAGAAGAACACAGATCCTCGCAAGGGGACTCCCGAAGTACTTCATCCAAATAAGTCAGAGCAGGATCGCATGCCTTCGGCAGAGCGTCCTCGCGTTAAGAAAGCCCAACAGTGGGCAGATCAGATGCAAAAGGATAGACCAAGCGGTATAGGATTAACAGGTTAATAATCCTCTCCGTGTAACTCAGTGGACAGAGTAACGGACTTCTAATCCGTAGGTCGCAGGTTCGAATCCTGCCACGGAGGTTTGGGCGAGTAACTCAGTTGGTCAGAGTGCCTGCTTTACACGCAGGAAGTCGGGGGTTCAAGTCCCTCCTTGCCCATGAGGGGAAGTGGTGAAATTGGCAGACACGACGGACTCAAAATCCGTTGCCGCAAGGCGTGGGGGTTCAAGTCCCTCCTTCCCTACTGGCCCATCGTTCAACGGTTAGGACGCGACTCTTATAAAGTCGTAATCTGGGTTCGATTCCCAGTGGGCCGATGAAAAGAACTAATATGAGCATACATGACAAAAAGAAATAAGGGGGCGTGGCGGAATTGGCATACGCAGAGGACTTAAAATCCTTAACCTGTAAGGTTTGTGGGTTCGACTCCCACCGCCCCTACTAAAAAAATAGTGCATAATTATTTTCTATTACGGAAACTAATAACAAAGGATTGCGACTATGGTTGAAGAAGAAACAATGACTAATGATATAGATTATAGACCAATGGATGATCCGTTTGATGAGTTCCAAAGGGCTAAATCTGACTACATTCATATAAGTAAAACTTATAAAAATTATTTTTCTGCTGAATCATACCTAGAAGCAGAAGAAAAAGCATGGATAAGATTACAAAATGCTTTAAAAGATCCAAACTTAGAACTATAAAAACTATTTTGGTTTTGATATAATCAAACTTATAGGGCGCATTCGTCTAGTGGTCTAGGACTCGGGACTTTCATTCCCGCAACAGGGGTTCGAACCCCCTATGCGCTATCACTATTTAAAAATAGGAGGAATAATGGCAAGAGCAAAGCATCGGTGGCGTAGACAACGTGATCAAATGTGGGCGTTAATAAATAAAGTTGAACGTCAACGAAAGCATCAAGAAATGCTAGAAGAGCATAAAAATATTAAAAAGGCTGGGTTGCGACCCACTAAACAAGAAGAAGTACAAGTTACTGAATAAGTTTTACTCCGGGATCGTCTAATGGTAGGACAGAAGGCTTTGGACCTTCTAATCTAGGTTCGAATCCTAGTCCCGGATTTTATTTATCTTTTATTACTAAGCATAAGTAATAGAGGATAATATTATGAATATCTATATACTTTCTTGGGTGCTTGCAGTACTCAGTTTAATTGGAATGTGGAATGTAGGGAAATACCGACTTTGGGCTTGGATTTATTTAGGTTGCCTAGAAATCCTTTGGACTTTTTATGGTATAATGACTAAACAATACGGATTTATCTTACTCACCGTTGGATACATAACGATTTATGTGATAAACTATAAAAGATGGAAACAGAAAGAAAACTAATTGAATTGGCAGTGGTATGACTGGTTTTTCTTTGTAGTCCTTGTTATAATATTCTTATGGTTTTTATATTGGGGACTTAAAGATTAATATATGGCTCTATGGCGTAATGGCAGCGTAGGGGACTTTTAATCCTTCAGGTCTAGGTTCGAATCCTAGTGGGGCCACTATGACTAATCAACAAATATTATATGCAATAGAAAAATATCCTGATAATATGATATCTTCAATTGAAGTTATATGTGATATCTATAACATAGACATTTTTCATGCTTATGCTATAGTTCAAGATGAGCATGGACCGTTATATGATAACTCTCCATTATTAAAATAATATAGAGAAAGGACTGTAATTTGAATACAGCCACTGACAGCCGTAATGTTATTGATTACTATAAGTATTGGAATGAGGATGCTATTAAGGCATCTTTAGATAAGGTGAGGTTTCCGTTTGTTGTTGCAATCGAAAACTTTGACAAGGATTTTAATATTTCCACTACCATTCGTAATTGTAATGCTTTTACTGGAAAAGAAGTATGGATTCTTGGGCGTCGAAGGTGGGACCGTCGCGGTGCTGTCGGTACTCATCACTATGAGCATCTTAAGTTTGGTGCATCTCTACAGAATACGGTAGATGCTCATCCTGACTATCGTGTGGTAGTATTTGAAAACTACAATAATGCACAGGATATCCGTGAGTATGATTGGAACGAAAAGACTATTATGGTTTTTGGGCAGGAAAGCATTGGAGTTACCGACAAGGCTATGGATCTTGCTGACGACGTTGTTTATATTCCTCAGTTTGGATCTACCCGCTCTCTTAATGTTGGAGTGGCTAGCGGTATCGCAATGTATTCTTATATTCAGCAGTTTGGAGGTTGATAATGAGTTATCGAATTAAAGAAATTCGCACTACATTGGCACAGGCTAATTATTATCCAGCAGGGTTGAGTGCAGATCTAGACGCGCAGTTGCGAGATAAGATGCAAAGCGATATTGAATGGTTGTTGAATGAACTTGAACGTCTGCTAAAGGAAACAGTATGAGTGACCGCCTCGCAGAGATACGCGCACGGCTGGATGCGGCTCCATCGGCTTGCGACTGGTGGGTAGAAAAACTTCCAGATAAGGAGTAATTAATGGCTAATAAGATTGAAGAGTTTCTTGCTGTAACTGAGAATATGGCAGAGCGCTCTACACTTAAGCGCTTTCAGGTCGGTGCCCTTATCCATAGAGATGGAGAGATTAGTACCGGATGGGCGCATATGTCCGATCTTAAGTTGCAGAGTTATATTTCTATTCATGCAGAGATTCATGCCCTTTGGAGGGCTAACCCTAAGTTCCTTGAAGGAGCAGATTGTTTTCTTGTAACTCTATCTGCCAAGAGTAAGAATCGCACTAATAGCAAGCCCTGTAAGTCTTGTATGGCCCACCTTTACGATGCGGGTATTCGTAAGGTCTATTATTCTGTAAGTAATGATGAATATGGCGAGATTGATTTTAGGCATGGTTTTCCTGATATCAAGATGATTAAGGCTCGCACGGCAGAAGATTGGAGTAATAATTAGATGTATGACTATCTAGTGGTTGGAGCAGGATTATTTGGAGCAACGTTTGCTCGCATCATGACCGATTCTGGAAAAAGTTGTTTAGTAATTGATAAGCGAGAGCATATTGGCGGCAACGTATATACAGAAAAGCATGAGGGCATTCATGTTCATAAATATGGTCCTCATATTTTTCATACATCAAATCAAGATATTTGGGATTTTGTAAATAAATATGCAGAGTTTAATAATTATACTCATAGGGTTAAGGCATTCTATAAAAGAAAATTTTATACTTTACCTTTCAATTTAAAAACATTTAATGAAATTGCTAATGCTTCTAGTATTAAACAATTGCAAGGTTGGATTGAACAATGGAACGAACTACCAAACAAACAATCTAATTTAGAAACTTGGGCAATATCACAAGTAGGTCCAGAAGTTTATAAAACGCTTATTAAAGGCTATACAGAGAAGCAGTGGGGCAAACCTCCGTCAGAGTTGCCAGCAGATATTATTAAACGTCTTCCTATTCGTATGACTTTTGATGATAACTATTTTAATGATACTTATCAGGGTATCCCAGTAAACGGATATACAGATATGATATCTAATATTCTTAAAGATATTCCATATCTAACAAATATGCCATATGCTCATCATCTTAAAGAATTGGCTCATAAAGTCGTTTACACAGGACCAATTGATGAGTTTTTTGATTATGAACTGGGTAAACTTGAATATCGTTCATTAGATCTTGTAAATGAAGTTTATGAGTCTGAATATTATCAAGGTTGTGCCCAAATAAATTATACAGAAAAGTTTATTCCTCATACGAGAATTGTTGAGCATAAGCATTTCTACCCCGGACTAAAAACAGACAAAACAATCATTACTAGAGAATTTCCTACAAAGTTTGGCGAACCTTATTACCCAATAAACGATAAGAAAAACAACGATCTATATAATGAATATAGAAAAATGGCTAAGGTAAAAGCACCAAAAGTTATTTTTGGAGGTAGGCTTGGCAACTATAAATACTATGATATGCATCAAGTTATTGGACAAGCAATGAAATATGCTAAACTAGAAAAAGAAGAAAAAACGAACAATTAAATAGTGGTTACTTGGGGATGAATTAGTTTCGACCTATAGAGAAGCCAAATCAATCAGCGGTTAGTTACCTCATAACTCCTGCTTGGATAAGCAAATAAACATAAATGGCAACTTAAATGAAGTCATCGTTCCAGACACTTTCCCCGCCTCATGGGTAGAGGAATTTGCTGGAGTAGCCGCTTAGTCTACAACTACTAAGCACAGTAGTAAACCGAAGTACAATGTAGTATAATATGCTGTATAAGTTGATTTGAGGGAACTATATGGGACACCGGGGCAGAGCCGGTCATCTCCATACAACGCGGGGTGGAGAAGTGGTTATCTCGTCGGCTTCATGCGTCGAAGATCGAAGGTTCGAATCCTTCCCCCGCTATATGTTACATAACAAAAATAAAATTAAGAAGGCCCGCATAAAGCGGGCCTTTATTTTTGGGTTAGTAACACTAATTGCAAACTTACTATATAAGAAAGGAGTAGTATATAAGAAGATGATAGGACAGTTTATTATTATTTATAGCGCCGCTTTGCTTGACATACTGTATGGTGCTGCTGCTATAATACATAAAGGAAAGGATGAATAATGGAAGTATGGATTAGAGATAATGAAAGTGTGGCTCTTTTATATAGAGTCCATGAAGAAGAGCGCACAATGTTTAAAGAATTTGCATTTGATTTTTACCAACGCTCACCCCTCGGATGGGTAAAAATTGGCAACACGCATAATTTTTCATCAAAAAAGACCGCCATTAAAAGTTTGTCTAGAATGGGTTATCAGAAAGATCCTGATCAGAAAGATCTATATCCAGTTGGGGATCTTCTTTCGCTATAAGAAGTTCAAGAGTTTGCTCTGATTCTTCCTCTACCTCTCTCATTATGGCTAAAATATTCTCTAAAGAAAAATCTATCTGGTCGTAAGAGGGGTTTCCAATAGATAGATGCATAATTTTTTTACACCATTCTATTGCCTCTTTAACATTATAACGATCAGATAGTTCCTTCTTAATACAGCGTGGGGGACGAACTCCAATAAAAAATGCATGAGTTCCTTCTTTGTCTTTTAGAAAGTCCTCAAGCATATCTGCTCGTATTTCTTCTGTTTGGTTATTAGCAAAAGAAGAGATGAGTAAGTTGCCCTTACCCTTTGGTTCAATAAGATAAATACCTTTTTTATCTTCTATACTAAGTATTTGTTCTTCTATTTCTTGAAAAGAACCATATTTAATAATCACTATTACATTATATCATGTTTTAATAATATAATTCATTACTAGATAGGGTGGCATATTTGTGTGAGAAGATCCCCCACCAGTATTATTAATTGTCACATTTGCGTATCCAGTATTTGTTGTTAGCGACCCGTTTGCTCCATAAGTGGCAACATCAAATGCTCCAGTATCACCACCACCTAAACTATCACCACCAGCACTTGTTGGGTATGTATGAGTGTGACCAGAATCTGTTGCAACGTGAGAGTGAGAAGGTATTTGTGTTACATCAAGAGTAACATTTTCTGTTCCTCCAGCATCTCCTTCTGACCTTCCATTTCCCGTACCGATAGGCATACGAGTAGAAAGATCTGGAACATTAAAGGCAGTACCACTACCACCATAATTGTATTGAACAACTGCGAATAAATCTGGGTAATCTGCTGTACCGATAGATGCTCCATCGCACAATAAGTATCCACTAGGGGCAGAAGTTCCCGCATAAGGTAAAACGGCTCCTACTGGGTTAGCGTAACTATTTAAATGGTTTAAATTGTCTCTTACTTCTGTATTCCACATTGTAACGGTTAAAGTTCCGTTACCAACGGCAGTAGATGGTGTTGTGTAACTCATTTTTGTTCCTTAATATTTATCCTAATCATTACCAAAAGTAGACTCATCAAATATAGCCTGATCGAATATAATTCCTTGATTTGTATCTTCTGTTGCTGAAAAAGAATCGTCAACAGTAATTGATCTGCTAGACAATTCTCTTAATCTCCCCATCTTTGCATAATGAGGAATTATTTCATATCCATATATCCAAGCGTTTGTTGTGTATGCTCTTGCTCTAACTTTTAATTTATTATATTCAGAAATTGCTGCAATATAATCCTTATTTATTTCATTTTGATCAAGAACTTCTTGATGGATAGAGATATTATCTATGAATATAAACGGGTAGTCTGGATTAAAACTATTAAAAGTATTATGAGGAATAGTTGCTGTTGGTCCCGGTATTTTTAATTTATAATCAAAAATTAGATCTGATGACAAGTTTTCATTAGCGATCAAATCTCCATCCCAGTATAAAGTTAAAATACTTCCGTGATAGTCATATGTAAAACATGCTGTATGCCAATTTTGATCGTTCCAAGTAGGAACAGTTGCAGTTACTGTTCCTACATTATTAGAAGTAAAGACTAAATTGTTTGTATTTTGAATTGAGAAAGACCAACTATTTGTATCAGAAGCAAGAGCATCTTGACAAGAAAGAATTGTAATATCATTATTAATTGTGTCTGTATAAAATCTTATTGAACCAGTTATATTTGTTGCAGAACCCACTCCAATTCCAAATATTTCTCCTAAAGTTACAGTTCCTCTTGTTTCTAAATAACTTTCAGTACCTCCATAAATTGCAATTGCTTTGTTATTTTTAAACTTTTTAACACTTTCAGGAATATAATAATCATTTGCTCCAACAGAACCTACTCCAGAAATTGCAATTGACTCTCCTGTTGGAGATAACCAGCCGGGAGTATTCACAAGATAGTCATTTAGGCTACCAATACTTGTTGTTATAAATTCTCCAACCGTATAACTAACGTCGTCTTTTGGCAGCACATATCCAGCATCCCCTGTATTAAATTCCCAAAGTATATAAGGATTTTTATTAATGATTGATGTATAGTAATTTTGAGATGCAAAATTGATAGATTTGTATTCTCCATTGATTGCATCTAAAAATGGAACATAAGTTCTTCCGTCGTTATTTGATGCTTCCCATTCTACTGCCTCTAGCGTTAGTTGAACATCTTCAATCCAAAAATATCCATAGGGATCTGTAATGGGTGGGATAGGTTCTATTTCTCCATAATGACCAATTTCTAAAACAAATTGATTATTATAAAGCACATTAGTTGATAATGGAATATCAACTTCATTCCATTCGTTTGGTACAAGATCGGGCAAATCTTGAAGATAAAGAACTCTTGTTTTATTTTCGTTCCAAAATACAATTCTAAAATCTCCAACATTTAATAAATCATTAAATCTTATTTTTGTTTTAAATATAAGTTTTGAAAAATCATTAATTTTTAATTTTGACTTATATTGAACAGCAGCAATTTTTGCATCTTCTTTTTTAATAATTTTAAGAGATTTTGATCTATAAAATATATTTGTATCTTCTTCTACAACAACATCATCAATATCTGCATTTTGTGGATTTGCAATAAAGCCGCATTCTGTTTTTCCTGAAAAATTAAAATTGTTAGTATTTTGTACTCTTTCAAAATCTTCAATATTTCCAGATAGTAATTCAATATCTGGAACAGAACTTGAAAATAAACTGACTGCTTTTACAGGACTATAAGAATTAAAAGTTTTAGATTCATATTCTGCAAGAACTGCTTCTTTTGAATAAATGTAATCTACATTAAATCCACCTACTTCAGAAGGTTTAAATTGATATCCTGCATACCCTTTACCATAATCATCTAAATCTATATCTAAGACTTTGCCTCTAAGCCAAGGATTAGAAATATTTTGTTTTCCTGTTTCAATAATTCTTTCTTTTACAAAACCAGAGCCATCTTCACTTGAAAATAATATTGATTCCCATTTATTTCCAACAAAGTTTGTTACAAAAAAATAATCTCCTTGCGTTATGGGTTCGTCGTGGATAATATTAAAAACTTCATTATCTAAATTACCTAAATGGTCTTCATACATTTTAATTTCTATATTATTTGATGTAATTAACAATTTAGAACGTAAATATGAATTAGCGTCTGCTGCAATCGTAGGATAAAAAGCAGTCCCGGGATATACACCGCTGGTACTTGGATAAGTAACACTACCACCACTAATAGCCGCTGTTCCAAAAATAAAATCAGGATTTACTCTCCCAAACATGGAAAATTCTGTTGTTCCAGAACTCGGCGCAGTCTGCAAACTAATTTTTGCAACATATGTAAAATCTTTAACTTTTAAACCATTTTGTATTAAAACAGGCATATCATTTTGAGATACAGTGGGCCAAGTTTCTCTACTCAAAACTCCAGTTTTATTATTTACATTAGCATAAGAGTGTGAATATGTGGTTGGAACCATTTTTAGTTGACCAGTTCTAAATACAAAAGACCCACCATTGCTAACTATATTAAATTTAATTCTTTTTAAAGATGAAAGATCAACGACTCCAGAATCAGGAATTGATTGATTTGTCAAAACATTTCTATTAATTTTCCATAAATGGTCTGCGGTCCCAGCGTCAATTATTGGTATCTCTAATTCGCTTGAATCAAATGGTATTGTAACAGTATTTGCAGGGTCTAGATTTAAAGAAGAACTAAAAGTGACAGTACTAGCGCTTAAGTCTATTGTTGTAGGATCTGCTGTACCCGGTAAGTCCCATAATGCCATTTGAAGGTAATGAGTTCCTGTACTAAAAGAACCTTCTAATAAATTATCATCATAAATAGTTTCAAACTCAACTGTTCCATTAACTGGAACAGCAATTCCGTCGTCATAATTTCCATTAGCATTATTATTGATAGGGACTCCAGTTTCTAATTGAAATTGATTTTGAGAGTTTGCTATAAACTGAGTATAGTCATTTAAAGTTCCCTGATTTATTCCAGCATACACCCAATTTTCTTGGTTTTTTGTTAAAACAGTTCCTATTGTTGGGACAGACCCATTAGTAAAATAATATTCGTTACTAATTGCCCATTTTCCATCTACTTTTTGTTGGTAATAAGTATGGTACTGCTGATCATAGTTAGAAATTGAAACTTCTTTTATAAAAAGATTACATGCTCTAACTGTATAAGAAGGATCAGAAAATAATTCTACAGTTCCACTACCATCTGAGACTAATCCATATTCTAAATATGCCATTTAAAACGCCACCCCATCAAAATTTTCAGATGCAAACTCAGGCATCACATTTTCTCCTGTAGAAATTAAAGAATCTGCGCTTAATGTCCATCTCCAATCGTTTGCAGAAAATTCATTTTTTTCAATAAAACTTTCGTCATTTAATGTAATTATATAATTTCTATCATCAAAAGTTTTAGTTTTATCTCTTTTATAAAATTTAATATCTTTAATTCCTACATAATAACCAACTTGTGCATTTCTTGGAGATTCGACAATTTTATAAGCATGACGACATTTTTTCATAAACCACATATCGGGCCAATTTTTTTCTTCTTCAATAGGAACTCTATTTGATTTAGAAGAAACATTAACTAATGTTTTTGGCAGTATGTAATTCTCTGTTTTCCAAGAATTTGTGTCTAAAGATTGCAACAATGTTTGAAACTTTGAATCAGAAACGCGATTTGTTACTGTTTGTAAAAGACTATTGTGATATAAGTTATCAACAGTATTTGGATAAAAATTAACATCAGATATTTGAGAACTACGACTAGTTTCTTGTTCTGGGTTTTTCCAGACCTGATATTCATCAAGTACTGTGCTTTTTACGTTTTCTTTAATAAAATCAACAACACTTTTTGAAATTTCAGAAGTTAATTTATCAGACTCTGGAGTTACAATTCCGGTATTAATAAAAGTAGTTTTTACTTCAGAATATTGATTAGAGTCCGTTGTTGGAGTGTTAACAACTGAGATAAAGTCTTTTGCTAGTTCTTCAACCCAAGTGGGAAATAACCGATATTTTATTTTTTCTTGAGTATTTGGAAAATTGTACGGAGTTGTTGCGAGTTTAGAAAATTCAATTTTTATATATTTTGCATAAATAGTATTAGGTAATTGATAACTCTCTTTTGATAAAACATAATGACGAGGAATGGGATTCCATAATTTGTTTTCCCAACTAGTTAAAGAGTCATCAGTTGAATAATAAAAATGCATTATACACCCGGGAGTGAGAGGATCAATAAAGATTTCATCTATTGCAACAGACTCCCCTGCCTGACTCACATCAAAGTAAAGCGCTTCAACAGCAAACTTGTCTGGGTTAATCTGACTTTTCCAATACTTATTCTTTTTTGTTTTAAATCTGTTCTTTAGC